CATATTGATATGTGTCACCTGCTTTATATGTATTTCTATGAAGTGTTTTTCCAAACACTTTATATTCTGATTTTTCTACTGCCATGATTAAACCTCTTGAACTGGAACTGTTACTATAACAGGATCTGGTGGTGGTACGTACTGTATTGGAACTATTGTACCACTAGTACCTACCGTTGGTACAACATGTGTTTTTGTCATATCTTCCCAAATTCTAACTGGAGAATACATAGAAACCACAGCTTCTATTGTTTCTCCATTGTATGGTAATCGACCGCTGGCCATCATTGTTGGATATCCTTCAGCTTCAAAGCTAATTTCCATAGTTTTTGTAGCTTCATCAACTGAAGTAATTGTATATTTGTAACTAATTGTCATAATTTTAAATCCTAATTTTTAACCAGCAAGTCCAAGACGAGTCCCGGTTGCAGCCCATGTAGCATAAGAACCCCCACTGATGTAGTATCCAGCAGCACCGCCAGCAGCACCGGCAATCGTACCACCATAGCCCGGATCGTCTTGGGCTTTGGTACCAGCGGCTCCTAAATCACCTCCAGCACCTCCATCCAATCCAAGGATACCGCCGTATGATCCACCGGCACCGCGCCCACCACCGAAAAGATATGTTCCGGCAACACCAGCAGTACCAGCAGTACCACCATATGTGCTGTACCCAAAACTACCGCCAGCGCCACCGGTACTGCCGTATATGCTTCCACCACCACCACCACCACCACCACCGCCAATGTAATAGGTGCCGGAGGGTTTCGCAAGCGTGGTGTAGGTTTTAAGCGACCCACCGCCCCCACCGCCACCACCACCGGCAATTGCTCCTTGATTGTTTATAGTGGTAGCAAAATTTAGTGAGATAGCTGTACCGCCTTGAAAACCGACAGAACTAACACTAACATATAGTGTGCCGCCCGAGCCACCCCTGCCACCGTGACCATAGATTTGACCATAATTGTTTATAGTTACTGTATCACCAGTTGAAAAGCCTGACACAGTAAGAGCAGGTGCAGCTTCAGAAGAACTAGAAATATAGACTCCAACGCCTATAGTAAGTACTATGTCGCTAGTACCTGCTACATAATTGCCAGTAGCACTAGCAGAACTATAAACGTTATATTCATTAGTTGACGCATTCACAGTAAGTGAAATAGACTTACGATTGGATTTACCTCGCAAACTACTCATCGAAATATCACCCGATAATACTCCGGCAAGTGTTCGTAATACTGTTTGGCTAAAAGAAAGTTGAGTCGTAGATACAAGTGCAAGTTCAGAATTGACCTGCGACATTGATAGTGGACCAGATGCGGGTAATGTCATACGTTATAAAACTAACGAAGGTAGCAATTACGCTCTCGATAAATTGCACCATCGGATGTTTGAATTTCCTTCCAACCATAACATACTGTTTGTGGTTGTTGTACAATAACCGGCTGTTGTTGTACAATAACCGGCTGTTGTTGTACGATAGGTTGATTTGCATTTGCAATGACTGCTCCTGCAATAGTACCAATTATCAATGGTGCTATCCATTCATTGCGATCATTTCGTTCAACAATTACAGTCCGATTTTCAATAGGACGGTGGTAGTGATTCCATTGAGCGTTTGCTGTAGTAGCAACCAACAAACTAATTACCAATAAAAGTTTTTTCATTTCTATCTCCTGTTAGTTATTTAACGCCTTAGAACACCGACGTGTTGACACAATTTTACTTGTTTGCTAACGGATTGTCAATGGCTTTTTGTATCTTTTGATCTATTTCCTTTTTCAAAGTTTCCACATCTTTGGTAACTTCTTTCTTTAATGCCTGTGTTTCGGCACTAATTTCTCTACGTGCTTGTGCCATTTCAGTTCGGACAGCATTAGCTTCTGCTCGGGCTTTGTCCAAATCTTCTCTAACACCTTTACGCATCTCACGCATTTCACCTTCGGAATCACGCTGTGCTGCTTTAACAAAACGTTCAACTTGCTCGGTGACTGATTCGTTTCTACGTAAATCGCTTTTTAAGTCATTTTTAATATCACGAGTGTATCCATTTGCCTCAGTAACTGAATCTTCGGCCTTCTTAATCTTTTGGTCAAGTATGGATATTCTTTTATCGAACTCAGTTAAATCTGGTGCTGAATATTCGGATATCTTTTTCTTCATACCCACATAGTCTTTATAAACTTCAAAGGCTCCATAAAGTCCACCTAGTATAGATGATACCAATGTAAATGCTACCATTAGTTTAGCCGGAGTAAATTCATATCCGCCAATACTAATTACAGTATCTTTGCTGGCATACTGCTTTACTGCTGCTTCGGCCTCGTCAATCTTAGCGTTGACGTCTTTAATTTCTTCTGTCATTTTTATCTCCTGTATTGTAGGTCTATCATTTCTTGATGTAACCTGTCGCTGCTTAATGATCGTAACGCACGAGCGTTATCGACGGTCTTTTGATTACCATATATATCTTTGGGTGCATAAAATGCACCATCCTTTAATATGGTTGTTGCATATACATCAAAACCTTTTGGTTGCGTGGCCATTGCTGCAATATCTACACCACCTGCAAGTTCATTAGGTTGTACATTCTTTTTAACTGTTTCGGATTGTTGTTCATTTTGTACGGTTTCTATACTGGCACGTACTTCTGCTATCTCAGTAACTGATGTGCCGCGGGTCATTGAATTCATTACTGGTATTGCAGGTGTTTCGGTATCTAATGATCTACTTTCTATTTTGGCAAATTGTACTGGTGCTGTTTCTGCAACTGATTGTTGTATAGACAATACAGAACTTAATTGTTGTTCATTGTATGTAGGCATTTGATTCTTACTTGTCGAATAGGCAGCAGCCATTGAAAATATAGATGGGTTATTAACTACAGGTTGATATGTTTGTTCAACTGGTGTTGTACTAGCAACTGAACTTACAGACTGTGCTGACATTGTCATTAAACTTTGTAATGATGTTACCGTAGGACCCTGCATTGGTACCAATATTACTGCTGTAGATTGCTGTGGCATTGAAATAGAAACCTGGGATGATTGCATAACACGATCTTGTGCTGCTTGACTACTGGCAGCACTCATTGTGTTTAATACATCTATTGTGGCCATTGCTTGTTCTTGTGCCTTAGCTGCTGATGTTGCCGCTACTTGTTGTGCGTTTTGTACCGCGGCTGCTTGAGTGGCTTTATCTGCTGCTTGTATCTGTCCAATCAAACTCATAATCAAACTCATGTTTGGTGAGGACTTATTTGATTGCTGTTGCTGTGCATTATTTGCCTGTGGTGCCAATGCTTGTGATTGCTGTGTTACTGCTTGTATATCTTTCAAGGCCTGTGGAATATTATCTGGAGCACTAATATTACCTGTTGAAGATAATTGAGCACCACCTACATTAGTAACAGGTGTACTTGATATTGCAGCTTCTTGTTGAGCAACAACTACAAGACCCATGGCCGAACTAGATGCGGCGGAACTTTTGGTCTTACTCATATTTGCGGCGTATGCAGCACCGTATCCAGGACAACTCGAACTGTACAATGGATCAACACAAGGATCGGGTTTGTATAATGCATTAGCATACATATTTTGAATTGCCGCATTACCTGATGTTAACGCACCAAGTGTAAAATTACCTAATGACATTGAGTTTGTTGTTTTAGGAAGTAAAAACTGATACGAAACATTTTCGGCAGTATTAGGAGTACTCCTACTTTGAATAGCAGAATAGACTACATCGTTGTTGTTATCTGTTAATCGTACTCTTACCTGAGCAGTTGGATTAGTGGTCATATACCAACTACACGATCCGTCACTATTTGTAGCGGTACATCCGTAAGTTCCGTTACCTAAACTATAATTATAACCATAGTTAAAACCATATACTTCTACTCCTGCTCCAGAATTTTTTAGTGCAGTATTGACTGCAAATGAATTATAAACTATATTGCCATTGGATATCGCACTTGGATCAGGTAATAAATTACCACTAGTAACCACATCTTTAAATCCTGCACAGTTTGGAGCATATGCTGGATTGGTACTGCAAGGATCGACTCGGTACTTTAAACTAAAACTAACGTTGGTAATTTCAGGACCATAGTTACCTGCCCAATAGTTGTTGTCCTTACCGATGAAACCTACCTGTGCATGGCTATAATTTGTGGCAGCAATTGGGTTAGCAAACGTTTCACTAAAATTAAAATTAGTCCAATTATATTTGGCATTGGTATGACTTGCGTAATCATATGTAGCAGCAACACCACCACCGGCATTGTAAAACTTGACATATGCATCTAAGTAATCTTGTCTACCATCATCCCAGCCATTGCCGTTTTTAGCACGAAAGCCAAAGTTGAATCCACTGAGTTGCACACCTGTACCACCAGCAGCTAGTGCTCGATTAATGTTAATGATTTGATTTAAGTCTGTCTGACCGTATGAGAAATTTATATCGCCCGATGCCGCACGAACACTGGGTCTAGGACCGCAGTTGCCCGGCTGGCCAGCCTGGAAGCATATTTGATTAACATAGACGCCGTTGTTCCAAATGCTGGTCGTATCCGTAGGGGCGGTACCGGAATTTATTAAATTACCGGTAACTGGATCTACTTGAGCATTAGAATAGTTTGAACACAAGAGCACCAAGCAAAGCGCCAATGCCCACTTTCTGATAAGTGTCATCTATTTTTACCTCATCCATTTTAGGAATACGATCTTTATTTTCATCCCATGCTGCACGGGCCGCTTCACCAATTTTGCCATCATACGGGCAAGGTGTTCCTGCAGCCAACATAGCATCAAACACTCTACGGTCTTGGCACATGGTAGCAACTGCTGCTACTTTCATACCCATATCATATAATGTTTTGCTTAGTTTTAGTCGTTCGCAATTCATATCACGTACTGTGCCACCGCTGCTTACACCAAATATTTGAGTTTGTACGCTGCCGCTTGTACCAGTACTACATAGGTCAGCATTACCGCCACTCATCATTGTTGGAGCAACTGCGGTTGGAGGTGGTTGAATAATACGCTGTGTAATCTCAGTAGTGTTGATATTACGATTTGTCATATCTCCGCTATTGACGTTGTTGTTTTGATTAACATTTTTATTTTCACTAGTGCTTTTATTTTCGTTAGTATTTTTATTTTCACTGGTTGACGTATTAGTGTTAACATTATTCATTGTACCACTATTAACATTATTGTTGTTATTAGTCATAGTACCACTATTAACATTATTGTTTGTGTTAACATTGGTAGAAGTACTAGTATTAGCATTAACATTGTTATTATTATTAGTCATTGTGCCACTATTAACATTGTTGTTATTATTGGTATTAACATTAGTAGCACTACTGGTATTTGAATTTTGATTAATGTTGGTCATCGTGCCACTATTAATATTGTTGTTGGTATTAACATTGGTATTAGCACTAGTGTTTTGATTAATGTTGGTCATTGTACCGGTATTAACATTATTATTATTATTAGTATTAACGTTGGTGCTAGCATTAGTATTCTGATTAATATTTGTCATTGTACCGGTATTAACATTATTATTGTTATAGGTCATTGTGCCACTATTAACATTGTTGTTATTATTGGTCATTGTGCCACTATTAACATTGTTGTTATTATTGGTCATTGTACCACTATTAACATTGTTGTTATTATTTGTATTAACACTTGTACTGCCAACAGTAGTTTGATTAATATTGGTTATTGTACCACTATTAACATTGTTGGTATTAACTGTGCTGGTACTATTAGAATTACTGTTAGTATCAACTAGTGTAGTTGTCCCATAACCAGTTGTACCCAGACTAGAATTTTGATTAATTAATGTTGATGTGGTTGTCTGTGCCCATACCATACACATAAAAAACATGGCTGTGAACCATAAAAGAACTTTCTTAAACATTGTATATAACCCCCGTTATATACCTATTTACGGAAAATTTTACTATTATTAAACTAGCAGATTACAAATAAGAAAACCCGCTTTAGCGGGTTTTGGATCTGAGATTAAAGTATCAATCTTCTCGCATATAATTTAGAACCATGCCTTGACCATATTGTGCCTCGGCAATCATTTTGGCCTGCCAATCATTATCAGCGTTAACAATGACATTAGCAGTTTGATAAGGATTCAAACGAACCCAAACTTTATAGCGATACATAGCAGACTCCTTTGTGTTGTTAAGTAATAATTATAGCAAGGTTTTACCAATTTGTCAACGGAAATTTACCCAAAAAGTGGAGAAATCTGCAAGAATTGGCTTCTCCTGCCTCCCGGACTTGCACCTTCCAAAATGCTATGCATTATACCCTTGCAGACTATAATACTTATGTCTTTGTTGGTCGCCAGCAACTAACCCAATTTGAATTACTAGCAGCAGTACCGCCTGGATATGAAATAGTTATATCTCCGTCGTCAGGATTGTTCTTGCCACCGCTAGGAGTTTGATTTCCACCTACAAAACTATATTTTCCATTAGCGGCGGTATAAACAAAATTTACATGCCTATAACTCCAAAATGCAATGTCACCGGGCCTTGCGTCTGCTTTAGGTACCTGTACTGCTCCCCATTTTTCTGGATTGGAAGTAATAAGTGCAGCACTGGCCGTTTGAACATATTTGTATCCAGAATTTTTAAGAGCGTAATTAACAAAACCCATACACCATGCAGTTTGATCTGTGGTCCATGGGTTAGCCGATGGATACCCAAGATTTTTCCATATATTGGTAATTTTAGCATTACTTGGGTTTCCACCTTGTCCAGTTTCTCTCCATGCACCAGTTCCTGCCTCTGCGACTCTTGCTTCTAAGAATGGTATAAGATCTGATGCTGTTGGATCGGGTGCTACCTGACCAGCTGGTACAGTAGCAGGGTCAGCTACTTCTGGAGTACCTGCATAGTTACCTTTAACACCGTCAGCTGCTGCTTCTGGTTTATAATACGAATTTGGTTGTCCAGTTTGGGCGGTAACATAATTACCAACTAATGTTTCCGCAGCAGTTTGATCACCGGCTGGAATATTTATAGTAACTGAAACAGACGAGATATTAAACAAACCTGGCGCACTACCTGCAAATACATTAGGACTACCTCCTGCAATTATATCACCTTCTACAGGATCTCCAATTCGAGCAACTCCTTTACCGTTTGCAAAAACTGATCCAGAGCCCGCTGTTGTCTTATGTCCTTCCTCGCCAGGGTGCGTATCTCCTGTATATGCAGGATCTCCTACGTGCGGATTCCATACATCATCAACTCTGTTGACTCCGAGATTATTTGCAAACACATCACTACTTCCGCCTACGCCAGGACCTTTTGTAGCACGTGGTTTATACGTACTGTGTCCAGTAGTTTTATCAGTTATTCGTGTTACTGGTCTTGATCCCATATTATACCACTGAATTTAATAATGATGTCAGTGAAGTTGCTATTCCTGAATATGAACCTAGATCAACCGTATGAGTAAATGTAACACCGTTAATTGTATAAACACACAATTCTTTCAATTTTGCAGGACTATCAACTTTTGTAATCATTTTAAATGTTCCAGCAGCGGGTACCGAGGTAATGGTTACGGAATTATTTGATAAATCGTTATAGGTCCATGAGGTAACAATAATATTTGTATACAATCCAGATATAGTAACTAATCCAGTTGCTGTAATTACATTAACACCGGGATCAACATAACTGCGTGTTACAGTAGGAGAAGGGTCCGGAATTCCATCTGTTGTCACAGTAATTGACTGTGTAAACACGGTATTAAACCCTACTGTTGCTGCCGTTGTTCCTAGTATTGTTGCCATTATTATCTTAAGGCAATATCAGTGGTACTGTCTCTATATTGGTCAGCAGCCTCGTGCTTGCTACTCATCATGGCAAATATATGTGACTTGTTCAACGTTACTTCTTTGCCATTGCCAAGAAACATCCAGGGCATTAATCCAACACCTTGACCATTTAGTGTAACACACATTGGTTTGACAATTTTAACTACATCAGCAGTTTCGCTTTCAAACCGTGCAATAAGTTCTTCACCGTTGATTAGTTTTAAACTAACAACATCAGCACTGGTAAATCCTCTTTCAATTAACATTTTATTCCTTTTCTTCTTTGGGTAATTCGCATAACTGCTCTAGCATTTTATAATGATCGTAGGCTTTCTTTAACGCTTCAAAGTGTTCTAATTTTTCTGGGTCTGGTACAAGTATAGCCAAACGTTTGGAGATTGTTTCCATAAACTCTCCAAGATCCTGACCGTTGATTTTAACCTTGCCTTCGAACTCTGCATCACCTTTAACATTTAGTGACGAAGGTTGGCTGTTATTAGTCATAGTAAGGTTTCCCCAAGGTGATGTGCCGTTGGTAGTATAGACATAACTACTGCCACTTGATCCAGATAAAGACCCATATGATCCTGTGCCGCCGGCAGCACCTACATTAAGACTAGTATATGGACCTGACGTAAGAGTTGCAGAAGGATAACTATTAATCATAGATTGTAGTGATGATACATCTATTTTATAATCTTCGAGATAATCTGAATCTAAAGGTTCAAGGGGTTTAATCTCTATCATTTTAGATATTCCTGTAGTTCCTTAAAACCACCAACGTGAGCACCTTCGATAAAGATTTGTGGAACACTGCGAGCATTAGGTACTTCTTCAAATAATTCTTCTTTAGAGTATCCGTCGCCGATCTTACGTTCTTCAATTTGATAACCTTTAGATTTTAATAATGCGTGTGCTTGGTCACAGTAAGGACAGTGATATTTACTCCATAATATTGCTTTCATTTTTATTATCCTCGTCTATTAATTACTGAGGTTATTTTACTAACCTCTCCGCGTCTGCGGGTATTTTCTCTTTCTAACAAACTAATACGTTGATTTAACTCTTGATTTTGTTTAATCAATTGTTCAACATATTGTTCTAGTTTTTTAATTTTATCAGCGTCGGCCATATTTTATCTTTATAGTATTAGTATATATGTCGATAATGATAAAGTCAACATAAATAAAAGTGTAGTTCGCGATACTGGACATATCCAACTACCCTAACAGTTTATAAGGAACTATCAGCAATGTATTTACACTTTTATGTTTACGCCTATCTAAGATTAGATGGCACACCTTACTACATTGGTAAGGGCAACGGGCTTCGAGCATATTCAAAGCAAAAAGTAATTTCTGTTCCTAAAAACAAATCTCAGATAATTATACTTGAACATAACTTAACAGATCTCGGTGCGCTTGCACTTGAAAGACGAATGATTCGTTGGTACGGTCGTAAAGATAACGGAACAGGTACATTGCGCAATTTAACAGACGGCGGTGAGGGTAGTGCTGGACTTATAAGAACTGAAAGACAGAAAGAATTACAACGAGTAAAAATGAAGGGGCGCACTAGCAAAACAAAAGGCAAAAACAATGGACAGTACGATCATAGTTTACATAAGTTTCGTCATGTAAGCGGTACTATTGAATACTGTACTAAGAATGAACTTTACACAAAATACAATTTGTGTAAAATTAATGTTCATTCATTATTTAAAGGTGCTCATAGACAAAAGTCTGTTAAAGGATGGAGTGTAATTACAAATCAGGAAGATCATAATGATTAACTTCTGAACTCATAACTCCCACAACATAATTAGTGCTTTCAGTTTCCTGTAATGCACTTTGCTTCTTACCAATGTTAACATGTTTGTTAAACCATGGAATAGGACTGCTACGTGGATGCTCTTCGGCATACTTGATACCAATGTCTTTTAAACGTATAAATGCTGTATAGTCTACAAAGTCTTTTAGAATAGTAGCATTGAGACCAATGACTGGTCCTTTCTTAAACAAGTAATCTGCCCAGGCCTTTTCTTCAGCAATAACTTCCATATACATTGCGTATACTTCTTCACGACATTCTTCTTCAAGTACAACGAAGTCTGAGTCATCTTTGACTACATTGTTGATCAACCAAGCGGTCCATTCTGCATGGAGGAGTTCGTCTTGGAGGATGAGACTAATGATGTTTCCGTTACCGATGTAGATTTTGTTTTCGACCATAGCCAACGATGTTGCGAATGATACCATGAAGCGGAATGCCTCGAGTGCATAGCTTGCATGTAATGCCAACCAAATTGCCCGCTTGTGAGTGTGGAGATCAATTTCTTCACCCATTTCTTTACGGCAATTAAGTAAGTGTAGATTTTCATAATGGCGTCCTATGTTAGCAGCCATTTCAACAATTTCCTTAGTGTCGTGGATCTTGTTGAATTCATCCTTGGGCACACTATAGATGTTTCTAATAATGTGACTATATGATTTGCTGTGTATGCTGGTTTCGAAAAAACTCCATGTCAATGCAAGTGCTTCGAGTTCGGGCAAACTAGATACTGGTCCAAAGATTTGGAATGGTGCTCGACCTTGAATACTATCCAATGCAGTTTGTCTTAATAGATTACTAGTGAAGATATGTTTAACAGCATCACTGGCATCTTTGTGATCCATCTTATCTTTAGTAAGACTAATTTCTTCTGGAACCCAAAAGAATCCGCGGGCGAGCTCTTCGTACTTTTGTAATTTTTGATATTTGACTTCTTCAAAACGCTGTACTGTAACTGGACCTGCAGGATCCAAAAACATTTTACGTTTGAGATAGTTTGTTGGTTTCAACAAGTTGTATTGTTCTTTGCTCATTTCCAGGTCCTTATTGCAATCCAATGTTGGATGCTTTGTATACGCCATGCCATCCATTTGGGAACACGGCATATTTTTTTACCACTTGGTGTGTACAATGTATTATCACTACCAACACCCATTAATCCAATTGTTATCATAATTTACATGCCTCGCAATCTTCGTCGTCACTATATATAGTAACAGGTTCTAATGCTACTAATCTATCACTTTGGGTCATTAATACATTTTTACTACCTACCTTATCCAGAAGGCTATAGTATATGGTCTTCAGGCCCCACTTGTAGGCTAACATTAAATTTTTAGCAATCAATGTACCAGGCACTTTTCCATCTTTAAAATGTCGTGGACTATAGAAAGTATTGGTGCTTAGACTTTGATCAATGTATGCTGCCAATACCGCCGATGTCTTTAGGTAGTCAACACAGTCGGTTTGTTCCCACATTAGTTGATAACGGTTCTTTAGTCGTTTGTATTCTGGAACTACCTGTGTAAATGAACCTGCCTTGCTTTCTTTAACGCTGATAAGTTCCATGGGCATTTCAATACCATTGGTGCTGTTTAGAACAACACTACTTGATTCAACGGGAGCAACTGCCATAAGTGTAGCATTGCGTATACCATATTTCTTCATACGTTCACGCAATGGTTCCCAGTCTATGCTAGGTGCGAAATCAGTTAATTCATTAACACCTGCTGCTCTACGTTCCCAAGGGAATATTCCCCGACCGTAGTAGGTGTATTCGCTACGCAGACATGGGCCACGCTCTTGGGCTAGTTCTACACTTGCTTCGGTAAGGTAATATGCTTGATGTTCCATCCAACGTTTAACTTCTGCTAATGCTTCTGGTGTTCCGTATTTAAAACTCTTACGTGCATGCCAGTAGGCTAAGTTTGTAATGCCAACGCCGAGAGGTTCAAAATCCGTGTTGGCTAACTTACTCTGTATGCTTAGGAAATCTTGATAATTTAATAGATTGCTTAGACTGCGAACCAATACTCTGCAAGCCTTACGCATCTCTTGTGGGTTACGGAAAGCACCCCAATTTATGGACCCAAGAGTACAAAGAGCAATGCGTCCCTCTGGATCTTCAATTCTTTGGAAAGGCTTCGTGGGTAAAAGTATTTCTTGGCATAGATTTGATTGATATATTGGGTCAAGCTGGGTATCAAACGGCCCCTGGTTGATAACGTTGTCAATGTTGACAAGGTAGATGCGCCCAGTATCAGTACGTTCCTTAAGGATGCCATTTTTGAATATTTCATCCGCCGATACGCTCTTCTTTTTAATTGTCGGATGTTTTTCATAATTTAGGTATAGTTTTTCAAATTCTTCGCTGTTGCGATAGTAGGCTTCGTACAGGTCTGGTACATCGTGTGGATCAAACAAACTCATCATTTGCCCATTCTTATAACGATTCCAAAACATCTTGTTAACTACTACGCTGTAATCCATTTGACGTACACGGGTTTCTTCTGTGCCTTGATTGTTTTTCAATACAATAAGGTCTTCAAATTGATAATGCCAAACAGGAAATGTTACTGTACAGCTAGCATTGCGAATACCACCTTGGCTGCAACTACGTAGGTCAGCAAACCATTTCTTTAAGAAAGGTATCATACCTGTATGTTTAATCTCGCCATTACGAATAGGAGCACCTAATGGGCGAATGCGTCCAATCTCTAAACCAATGCCAGCACGTTTACTAGCATACTTGGCCATCATTTCACCAGAAGCGAAGATGCTGTCCAGAGTATCATCGCTACTGATAAGGACACAGCTACTAAACTGCTTAGTAGTAGTACCAAGGCCAGCAAGCACAGGTGTAGCCAATGTAAAGTGACCCGCACTAGCACATTCATAATATTCTTTGACATATTTTAATCTAGCCTCCTTGGATTCATTATGGAATGCTGTAGCAGAAGCCACAGCATAACGTACCTGAGGAGTTTCGAATATTTGTCCAGTGGCACGATTCTGTACTAGATACTTTTCACATAGTTGAGCAATTGCCGCATATGTGTATCCTTCATCTTTGTCATGGTCGATGAATAAGTCTATAATATCCCATTCTTCTTTAGTATACCATTCTAGTAATTCTTTAGTATACATACCTAACTCAACATTTTTCTTTACAATATCATAAAGAGCCGGTGGGTCGTATTGTCCATATACTTCTTTACGTAGCATACTCACACGTTGTCTACCCGCTACATATTGATAGTTAACATTATTAATTTCTGGATTTTCTGTTTCGTCGACTAAGTCTACCATAGCTTTGAGCAATAATTGATCAATAGTTTCTGTGGTCATCCCGTCATGTAGTTCTATTTGAGCTTTAATTTCAATCATGCTAGGACTAACCCCGTCGATTCCCTTACAAGAATATGCTACTTGTCTTTGAATCTTTTCTATGTCCATGGATACACGGCTTCCATTACGCTTTACTACTGTTATCATTCTTATACCTTTTTATGTCTTAGGTGATATTTACCTGGGACCTATAACTTCAATTAGATTTTCAAGTTTAAATCCACTAGCTAATTCTTTAACGGAAACAGGTCCATTATCATTATAGTTTAATACCCAAGCATCATCTACACATACAACATTATACTCTTTTGTACGATTAGAGTCAACAAGGGTTTTGAGTTCTATCTTACTATTTTGATATTTTTTTGTCAATTTCAATGTCCAACTTATCATTAGTGCCTTGGTAAAATCGTCATATCTATTTGTTTCAATAATTTCCCAAGGGGTTGGCCAGCTTTTCTGATGATAAGGATCAATATTTCTATTGTGTGGAATGAACGGAGCGGATTGCCAGAAATCCCAAACTGCCTGTAATGGCTCAGTGCTCTGGTCTAAGTCTCGCCTATGTTCAATCCATTCTGTTAGTCTTGCATCAACAGGTTGGTTAAACATATTTTAGATCATTAGGTTAGTTTGAAATTCTAGTGTAAGATCGTTAAGCAAAGTTAATATACTTAGTTCGTAATAGGCACGTGCAGCAACAACTATCACACTCCATCGAATATCACCTTCCCCAGCAATGTAAGTATATTCATCTAAAATATTGGTATCATTTGGAGTATCGCCTGGCTGTAGATATATATTAAGTTTTCCAATTCTATCAATAGTATATGCTCCTGGAATACCTTGAGTTAACTTATAATTAACAGTTAAATTTTGTGATAATTTAGTTATGGGTAATCTAATTATAGTAGATGCCCCTGCATCTATAAAAGCAGTTTTAACTGCTAAATTATTAACAACAGCAGGACCACTAATAAGCGGTACATAATTAATCAGAGTATCTCCAAACTTTGTATTTTGATATTCTTGTCTATCAAACCAATTGTTCATGCTTACATCACCGTTACCTAATGTAATCACAGAGGTACCAGTTGTACTAGTTCTACCATAGTTAAGATTACCTACATTGTAAAAACGATTATTCATAATAACATTATCAGAAGTATAACCGTTGGCACTATCTCCAACATATATAGCTTGTTGATTAATTTTTACAAATCTATTATTCAAGATACGAGCACCGCGAGGGCCAGTTGTTGCCTCGGGGTTGACTTCATCATTGAATGTAATTCCTCTTACAGAATTATATAACTGAGAATTTTGTATAACAGGATTTACAATATCAAAATTTGATATTACACAATGATAAAATCCATCAAATTCACAGTTATCAATTAATGTATTATTAGATGATACTGTTAAATTTTCAGCACCGGCATATCCTCTAATGGTAATAGCACTGTGTCCTGCATCTATGTTATCACCTATATAATGATTGCCTGCAAATTTAACATCTCTAAACGTAGCATTTTCAGAACAATCTAAACTTACTAAAGGTAAACAATTAGCTACACCAATATCTGTACTATACTGTATAGTTAATCCTTGTACATGCAGATAATTAGGCTGCGAAGGTCCTGAGGACATATTGCCTGTATCAAATGTTACCCTGTTTGTATAGATATCATTTTTATCTGCATCTATTGTTTGAATAGCGGAACTATTGGTAGCTTTTAAATTAATAATAGTTTTACCAATTCCATCACCTACTATAGTTGTATAACCTGGAACAAGTATAGGTTGATCTATATTGTAAACACCTGCTGGAAAATATAATACCTTAGCAGTATATGTTCCAAAATATGTGGTACTTTTTAATGGATCAAGAAATAAATGATCTATAGCAGCCTGAATCAATTCTGATTCAATAATAGCACCACCCTGCCCAATTATACCAAAATCTCTAATACTAACAAAGTCATCTATTTTTCTATTAATATCTCTTACAAATGCAATACCCGTGGTTGGATGAGCAGTAATAGGAGGGTCGGTATCATTACGATAGGTATAATTAGCCGCAATAGATGAATCAAAAAGATTTGATACTATTAAATCATTTTCAGTTAGAATTCTAACATTAGCATCTCTAGCACCGCCGTCATCTCTTCTTAGGCCAATGTATAAATGCTCAGTATCGGCTGCCCAACCAAATTCTCCACCGGCTAATGCTGGTATACCAGTTTGATTTTCTTGTCCTCTACGTACTTGAATTTTTGAAATTTCAACCACAGCCATAATAATATCCCTCGTTATGAGATATTTATCATGAAAGGGCTAGTTAATTTTCAGGGTTTTGTCCACCACCAGCCAATTTGTCCAGTATAACCTGGACAAATTTCTTGAACTGCTTTTGCAACTCCGGGATATGGATAATCATCCCCTGCAAGTATCCCACCAGACTTCAATTTAGGTAACCAGGCTAATATATCTGCTTTTACATTTTCGTAATCATGCGAAGCATCAATACATATAAAATCCAAACTCTCATCTTGATAAAGGTTTGCTGCTTCTGTACTAAGCATTCTTATAGGATTAAAATAACCAGTAACAGATTCTAAATTTGTTAAAAATTCATTATAAACTGAATCATCATGTACAATAGGTGTAGAGTCATCTGCACTTCCGCCCCATGTATCTACGCAATCAAATTTAATTTCTTTTCCACTGTTAATTATTTCTACACACATTGCCGATGCACTGGCTCCTTTCCAACATCCAATTTCTACAAAATGTGCGCCCGACTGTGGGGCAATTTTTACTGCTTCTGCATAAATTTGTGGTAGCTGATTTGGCCACCCTTGTATTTTATGATAGAAATGAGTTCTATGTGTTTTCATTATTATTTCCTTTAAATTATTTTATAATATTCTTCAACTTTATTCAACCAAGCGTCTTGCCATTTGTTAAAGTCTTTAGGTTCTAGTGTAAATTGTTGATATTGTAAATCTCTACTACACATGAATATAACACCTTTACGTATATTAGTTCCATATACTTCATTATGTGCTAGTATATACGCCATCAATTGTATGTAGTAGTCATCGACCCATTCTAGCTTTTTAGGCTTATTAGTTTGTTTGTGATCGCAAACTGCCGGCTCACCTTCGTGTATACCGATCAAGTCAGTAGTACCGCTGTACAATCCAGGAAAGTAAAGACTTTGTTCCATAGCCCAAACTTCACTCATTTTACTAAGACCGTTTTCAATAATGATGTCGGCCATTTTGTTAGCCTGTACATGCACTGGATTGCTCCCTGGTTGACGTTGTTCTCCAATTAAGAAACGTTCCAAATTGGCATGCATTGCAGTACCAACCCCTGCTGCCTCTGTGGTAATTTGTTGTGCTTTATCGTGTCCGATACGATCTCGCCATGCATTAAGATGCGTTTGATCTTTAGTAGCACCTAAGATAGTAGTTACGCTAGGTAGTTTTTCTCCGTCTGGAGTTCGGTATACTCTTTTTCGAGTTATTGGATCATTGATCTGTACACAATTTTTATATTGAAATCTTTCAACGAAAGGCGGTGGATTGTAAGTTGTTGTCATATAGTGTTAATTATAACACTTGACAATCAGTATAGCAACTATTTGGTTATAGTTTTGGCATTTTTAGATGCCATGGCATCAATTGCAGGACTTGCACCGCCTGCTTGTTGTGCTTTATCTTTATTGGGATTTTGTGCTGCGGTTTTAACTATAACAGATCCGTCATCCAACACACTGTCAATAACTGCTTTAGCGCCAGGAACTGTTTCGACCCATTTACGTATACCGTCTATGGTACTAATACCCAAATCAAATCGATCTAACAGATTAATCATTGCAGTAAAAGGCACAGTCAAAGACCGACCTGTTCCTGCAGAACCTGGCTTGTTAGCGTTACTTTGTAGAATCCTCAGAATGTCGCTTGCGGATCCAAGATCTACTTCAAATAATTTCATTTACTTTGCCAATGAAGCCATGATGTTATGTGATTCGGCCAATTTGCGAGCAAACTTGCTTTCACGCATTTCACGTCCGGTTGTTCCTGCACCTGCTGCTGCATCCGCTCCACCAAATTCATCACCGGCTGGTTCTGGATTCATTGCATCAGGAGCACCGATATCCATACCCGGCTCTGGAGGCATTTCTGGTTCCATGCCCATTGCTGCGTCAGGTGTAGCTTCGCCTGCCAATGTTGCTACTGCTGCACTTACTGCTTCACGTTGTTGAGTTAGTGTCTCAAGTGTAGCAGACAATGCTGGTCCAACTGTGGCTTTGAATGCTTCTGCTTCTTGTGCTCCAAAGTCTGCTTTGATAGCATCCGCTAATTCAATCATAGTTTTAGTTTGATATTGGCCAACACGTTGCATCCAACTGGTAAAGTCATTGACCATATCACCTGCTGCGGTAATGGCCTTAGCCTTACCTTCTTCATCTTCTTGTAATAGATAGCCTAAACTTTCATTAACAAATTGAACGTTGTGCTTAAAGGAATTAAAGGCTTCTTTAACTTTCTTTTTAGCAAAAGGGTTTACACCTTTCTTAGGTGCTGCACCTTTTTTCTTTGTATCGTTTGGCCCTTTACCATCTTCAGCATAGTCAGGGATGTTGTTGTTATTTGTATCTGGCTTAGATTTCTTGGCTTCATACATACCAGCACACTCTTTACATCCTTTGGTCATTTTAGTATGACCTTTTGAACATGATTTGCCTTCTTCAAGCTCTTTGTCTTTCTCTTTCTCTTGAGCTTGATTACCATAGCTTGTACCTTGGACTCGGCGAACACTACTAGGTTTTTTGTTGGTATCTTTAAAGTTAGGGCTCATTGGATCATCTCGATCTGCCTGCTGTTGAGCAACACGAGCTTTTGCATCGTCCCCCTGTGCTTCCTTGAATGGTTTGCCGGCCTTAGCAGCAGCCTTCATACGGCTACCCATGACTTCAGCTTTACCTGTTTCAATTCTGCCGTCGTTGTCGTAGTCTTTGTTAGCCATTGTACCCTTGGATCCTTTTTTAGCTTCGCTTAATTGATCCATTTTGTCACGTAGTTTTTTGATGTCTTCGCCTAGCATTTCTTTAATCCTTGTGTTTAGCAAGTCCAACATGGCCTTGTCTTTTTGATATGTTTCGTTGGTTAGCAAATCATTAATGCCTGCTGAACCCTCTTGTTGGAAAACGCGGGTGCGTAATTTGTTACGCATATCTTCTAGCTGTTCTCTTGAATAGTTTTCCAACTTAACTCGTACACCGAACATCTTGTTCATGTTTTCGTTTAGTTTGGCACTTGTTAGCGGAGAGTTAAAATCACTTGTTTTCATAGTTAATCCCGGAAAGATTGATAATATTATTTAGCTAAATTGCATAAGTTTATTAAAACTTCTCATTACGGTTTTCAGGTGTTGTTCCTTCTTATACCTATCTATTTTAGCTTTAGTATACATAACATCAGCACGATCTATCATCTTAGTTTTTATATTCTTGTCAGCTAATTTAGTATGTAGTTCTTCATTAAACAATGAATATCCGTAGCCTGTATCAGCATCAACAACCACATCATCAATATATTTGCCTAATGCTAGTCTATTAGCTATTACTGCTGCTGTTTGTGGAAGATTAATTCTATCTAGAATTACTTCTTTTTCAAAGTCTAAAATGCAATAAAACCCATCTTTTTTTCGTTTAATTGCGTAGTTTCCTACATTAATGACACCATCTTTGCCTCTTATAGGCACTACTACACCTTGCTGTAATAATTTTGATTTAGCGTCTTTGCTGAGTTTTTCTATTGCAGAATAAACATCATTAGGTAGTTGTTGTTTCATCTAATTTTTTTACCATTGTTCGGTTATCTTTACTTATCGAGTAAATTCCCTTGCGGACAAGGTTTTGAGCAAGCCATAAATCGTGCTCATCCAAACTGGTAATAGATACATTATCTTTATGTCTATGGACAAAAGATTGTTCTTCATTGGTGAGAACAATGTGCATCCCTGATAATAACTGACCTATTTTCATACTTTTGGTGGTTGTTGCATTTGCTGCTGCATCTGCTGTTGTTGTTGTTTGAGTGCTACAATCTGTGCTGCAATTTTGTCAAGATCTGTCATGGTATCTTTCATACCTTGCTGTAGTGCAGGATTAGGTGCAGGTGCTGTAGGAGGTGCTCCAGTTGCTGGTGCAGCTGGTGGTGTTCCAGGTGCAGGTGCGGCTGGCGGAGGTGCTCCAGTTGCTGGTGCTGTAGGAGGTACTCCAGGTGCTGGTGTAGCTGGTGGTGTTCCAGGTGCAGGTGCGGCTGGCGGAGTTGTTCCAGGTGCTGGTGCTGGTTGTGTACTCGACCCAACTGGTACCGCTTCTAATAATTCCAATATACGCATATTATTTTAAAATGCCTAGTAATGTTTCAGCATGTCCTGTAATCCATCCTACTGCTGCTAATGCTCCTGCACTAAGATAAACCCATTTTGTTTTAAATTGTTCAAGGGCTTTAATCTTACCAGCCATATCACTATGTTGATCGACATTGGCCTTATGCATTACAGAAAGTTGTTCCATAATACTATCACGTGTCTTATCAAGACAATCGTGCATTTCCTTGACATCTACTTTAAGATCATCAATCTTTTCTTCAATATTATCTACTTTTGTTTCTAATACGCTAACACGTTCGGGAACGGTAGCAAGTGCTTCACGGGCCATCTCTGGACTCTCCTTTAGGGTTTACGAATTTCCAACTTATTGCCTAAATTGTGCCTTTAATTGCCTTGATGACTGTATTCTTGGAAGACGCATCTATTAGTTCGAAAATGGCCTTCTCGATATTTATCGTTTCAGTTAACTTTTCAACAACCGGAACTCCATGTACATCTTCAAGTAAACATCCTATATCATTATCATCGTTAGCATAGGCTCCTGATCTATCAGGACTAAATCTAAAAGTCCACACAGCATGTTTGCCTTTATACTTAGAACCAAATCCTAAATCTTTAACATCTATTACTTGCAGCTCAGGTGAAAAATCATAAGAAATAATTGATCTAAGTTCTGCACATTGTTTTAGTGTTGTAAAGTTTCTATGTTGATCCATTTCAAGTTGTGTGCCTTGGTTGGGACGAGACACATTGGTGTTTGTTATATCTATTAAAGTTTTTATTTCAATGGTTTGCATAATATACCTATATAATATATTTATGTCGTAAAAAAAGGAAGTTAAAAAACTTCCTTCTTTATTCTTTAATTAATTTTAAAGAGCAACACCGCGTATTTCTGCTGCTACTGTAGTATTAGTATTATCATACCCTTGTAACGATCCTGTGCTAGTAGCAATTGCAACTATTGCTTGTTGGCAAGCAACCGAAAATGTTTCAACATCATGATCACCATCATAGTCTGCTGTACCAAATGCACCACCTAATGCTGCACAAGCAATACTCAATGTTGTAGTAGTAGCATATCTTGGAGTACCAATAATTTCAATACTGGCTAGTTGAGCAATAGCATCTAGTGCTTGCACCACTGGGCTTTGTACACCGTTTACTCTTCCTAATTTTGCTGTTAAATCTACATTTGGAAATGAGATAGTTACAAATTGTAATGTTACACCATTCTTATACGCTGGTGCAACTAATGTCTCATGTGTTTTTGTTATTCCTACCATTTTCTATCTCCTCAATGTTTATATTTAGTAAATTTACTCAAAGAAAAAGGGAGTTCGAAACTCCCTTTCTTCTCACTTAATTAGATATTAAGCTAATGTGAATGCACCTTGATTGGTGATAGATGTTCCAGATACAGTTGTGTATGAGGAAGTAGTTCCGCCTAATGCTGCTTGCAATGCTGTTTTTAAAGCACCAAAGCCAGTTGTTGCACCTTGACCACCAGTACCATCACCTGTGTTGAAAGTTGGTTGATCAACGATTACAAAAATGTAGTCGTCATCAGTACGAGCACCTAACCATACAATGCTACCAAATGTTTGAATTACTCTACGTGCAATTGTATAACCACCGTCTGTAATTGCGCCTGTTGTACCGTTAACGCTATCAGCTGTAAATTTACCAGAGTAATTAACTCTAACTGCCATTGGTGTATAACCAAAAAATGCTCCGGCACTAGTTTGGCCGTGAACTCTATTAATTGTTGCCATTTTAAAATCTCCTAATTTGTTTGAGCTCCCCCATGGAACTCTTTATGTTTTTATTTATCTCAATTAGAAAAAAATTAACCAAATGGTTTATTAATCGTCGTTTTTAACATCACCTTCTATAACAATTAAATGTTTAGCGGTTTCTTTGTTATCTCTTAACCTACGTATACTACGGGTAAATTTGGCAGGATCACCGCCTTTAATGCTATTAATTAGTCTACGTTCTAATTCATAAGCATCTTCTGTGGAGAAGTTTTCCTTAATAAGTGCTAATAGATTGATTGCACTGTCAATAACATGTGTAGCCCTAGCTTCAATTATGGCTTCACTGTTTTTCTTTTCCGATATGGAATTAAGTTCTTCTAATAGACTACGAGTTGCTTTTTTCAAGATGTTATCCTTGTTATTGATATTTAGTAGATTGTAACATAGATGTTTGGAAAAATAAAGACTTGTAAATTGTGCGGTTGCAGCATAAAATAGATAAGTATATTAGTAGAACTACTGAGTCGCTACAATATTTTAACAACAGGAGAAAAATATGTTAACCCAACTAGCTGAATACTTCCACAAGATGTTTCAGAATTTTAATAAGCCACAAACTTACGGATCAGCATTAGAAGCATACATTATGTGTCATGCACCACAAAATGCATGTGATGTGGATCGTCTTACTCGTCAATTTGACATGCAACAAGCAGGAAGGAACTGGTAATCATGAAAATCATAAAATCAATCTATAACTTTTTAGGTGACATGGGCAAGGCCCGTGCTGCTACACATCTAGCACAGCGTGGTGATCATGCCGGTGCCAAGCGTATTATGATGGAAGAATTTAAGGGCTGGATCTAATGTACTGGTGGCCTGTCTCCGATGAGGAGTGGGAACGGTTAAATTATCCTGAGCGTTTTAAAACTAAAACACTCATAACAATTGTAATATAAATAACAATGCAGTACAATTACTGCTAGACACATACACAAGGAAATAAAAATGTTTAATAAAATGTTCGCACCATATCTAACACTTGACGCACATATCGAAGCGTTCCAAGAAACCAAGCGAGGCCTAACAGACAAGATCATTACTGATCCCACACTGAACAAGGCAGCACACGAATACATCGATGCTCAGACACAGTTTGCTAAAATGTTGGCACACAACTTTACTGAACTCGCAAAATATTCCATGGATTCAATCTCTGACAAGTTGTTTCCTAAGAATGAAGAAGTAGCCGAGGCTAAGGCTACACGTAGCAAGAGGGCTACTGCCTAAGACATACACACACAAGGAGAAAATTATGTCAAACACAATTAAAGCACCTGAAGTAAAATTCAACAAGAACGGTTACGAAATCCGTACAGACATTCTCGGAATGGCTAAAAGTCTAGTACAAGACGATTTCCATGCTAAATTCCAAGGATGGGAAATGACTGCTACTCGTGACGAGAAGACTGGTCAAATCGTTAGTACAGTGGCAATGCCAACTTTTCCAGGACTAGATAAAGTTCTAGAGACAGCAGAAAAAATGTATTCATTTGTTAATGCTAGTAGTACTACTGCATCTAAAAAATAATATAATAAAAATATATAGGACGTAGTCCAGAAGCCCCGGCATTAGATCGGGGCTTTTTTACGACCGTTTAGATTGGCTGGCTACGTAAGAATTGCGGATGTTGTTTATTGAAGTGACGCATAATAACACCGGCAATCTCGTGTGCTTGATTTTCTTCAGGTGATCCTGTCTCACCACTATTATCATTAAGTTCATTACGCATATCTTGTCTAAAATGAACTAATTCATGTGCTACTGTACGTAAAATATCTACTGGATGACGATTTAGAATAGCAACATGTAGGGTTTTTTCATCATTGACATACATACCAAAACTTGGCTGGCCACCTGAATCTATTTCAGATTCAAAGTTCATTTTAGGTAGTCTATCTATTTCTAATATTTCCATAGCCAAGGGAAGAAACTTCTTGAACATGTCAACAAATGTTGCTCGAGATTCTCTACCTTCAACTAGTAACTCAGTAATCTTCATAGTATTATTTAGTGCCAGTTACTTTATCTGGCTCCAAGTACGCCTGGAAGTTCAATTGCGCGGACGCCTATAACCGTGACGACTAACGTGCCCTAAGGTGGGTAAGGGAGTCCTGCTAATCCGCATCCTACTCTTGCTAGTGCTTCATACAGGGCTGTAAGGATTTCTTGGACGATCTGTGCCATCATCTTCTGGATAGACTGGATATTCATTTGGATTGTTTGTAGTTTCATTCATAGTATTTAACTAAATAAAGTTGTAGTTCGCGATACTGGAAATATCCAACTACTCTAACGCTTTGAAGGAGCATCAGCAATGTGTATTTATTGTGGTACTGCTAGGTACAGAAAGATCTATCAAGAACATAACGGTCCTATCCCTAAAGATAGTGAAGGACGAAGTTATGAAATCCATCATATAGACGGCAATCATAGTAATCACGATCCTGCTAACTTAACAGGTATTACTATACAAGAACACTACGATGTTCATTGTTCTCAGGGCGATTATGGTGCTTGTTATGCTATAGCTGTTCGTATGAAACTATCTTCAGAAGAATTATCAGAGATAGCAAGGAAAGTTGCTTATAAAAAGTTAGCAGACGGAACACATCCTTTTTTAGATCCTAATGTTCAACGTAAAGGAGTTGAGGCTGCTTCTATAGTTAATAACAAAAAAATAGCTAATGGTACACATAATTTTCAAGGTGGAAAAATTCAACGTGAATCTAACTTAAAAAGATTAGAAAATAAAACACATAATTTTTTAGGACCCGCGTCTAACCAAGCAAGAATAGATGCCGGAACACATAATCTAATTGGGGGATCTATAATGAGAAAACAATTAGATGAGGGCAGGCATACTTCGCAGTTAAAAAAAGTGTGTGAGTATTGTTCTAAAACTATAAGTGTTAATAACTATACTCGCTGGCACGGAAATAATTGTAAAACTAAGACTTAATCAGCTGAAGCATTTGCTCCACATTTTTGTTTCTTAGCCGCTGTAAGTTGTCCAAAATTCATAGGCCATTCTTGTCCTGGTTGTAGTTCGATTGCTCCTGCGGGGAAAGCATATTTGACTCCTGCTTCTTGCATAATATCAGCAATTGGTTTACGGAAAACAGTTAGGTCATTACCTAAGTTTGGGTAAGGTTCAACATGCGGGAACAACCATCCTGCTACTTGTCTAGTTTGATTATTAATAACAATTTTATAATAAGCATGAGGAACAATAACACCGTTGCCAATACGTTTATCTCCGTTGTTGTAAATTCCGCCAACATAGATAGTAAATGGTTGATTCAATTGAACTGCCCATCCACGAACGCTGGTTTCAAGTAGTTTCCATATACCTCTGTTAAGTGATCCTCTCTGAGGTACCATATTAGTCATTAAAAAACTTTCATATTCAACCTGTTGTGACCAAGATAAGTCGCCATCAGGACTCATATGACCTTTGTCGTAGCCTGTACCAGCATAATCATCCGGTCGAGCACCTCCCTGTACACTTTGATCTGATACAAACGCATTTGTGCGTGGCCAGCATCCTAGTGCATTTTGTGGCAATAATGTATATGCTACATATACAGGAATCTTAACAGGAGCATCATATGCGACTAGGTAAGCTTCGCGGCAAATTGGTTGTGCTGCTCTTTGTGTGGCAGCAAATCCATATGGGCTATGTACTTGACATGCACCTGGTTGTAATGGGGCACGTTGGTCCCAGGCTTGAGCTAATCCTGCTACAAATAGCAAGGCAATAGTTAGTAGTTTTTTCATGGTAGTCCTTAATTAACTACCAATATTTATGTTATCTACGCACGAAATGATAGTCGCCGTCGGGACCGTTGTTGCTAAAAAGTCCTAAACAGTCATAGCCTATTGAATCCATATAAGCAATCACAGTATCTTTTAACGGAGCACCTTTGTTATATTCTACTATTTGTAATTCTAATATAATATGTTTGGCAGTTTTAATAGTTTCTTGAGCACCTTTAAGCACATCTAATTCAGCACCTTGAATATCCATTTTAATCAAATCAGGTGGCGGATACTTATTAAGACTAACAACAGCATCAAGTGTAATAGTTTTAAGTTTTCTAATATAATTGTCACTGTATAGTGTTGCCGCTGCTGGTTGAATATCAGGATTTTCTCTATAATAACTATTGCCGCCGGGTGCTTCATTGTTTTGATAGAAATTAACTTCTTTACCACTTTGGTCACTTAGTACACCTATGAAGTATTTTACACCCGCTTCTTGATATAAGAACTCATGTACATCTGCTGCTTCAAATGCTATAACTTCTGCATCTGGCCAAATTTTTCTTACTCTATCAGTCCAATGCAATACACACGCACCTATATCATAAACAACTTTTGGCTCTATTCCTTGATCTTTTAATTTAATCAAGTAATCTATATGTGCTGGTGGGAATGGATATGGTTCGCGTAATTCTCTTAAAAATTGTTTAATATCAACTACAGTTGAATGTGTGTCAATAGCAGGTATATTAGTATCTATATTAAATGTAAAACTTCCAATATGTCTACATAATATAGTAGGATCTGCCCAAATCTTAAAACCTTTGTCTCTAGCTTTGGTACAAAAATCTACATCTTCGGATACTGTATTATTATGACTAATTGCACTATGATATTTAAATTGAGGATATCCTATAGATCTAAATACTTCTGATTTAACCAATGCACAACCAAATCCACAACCCGCTACCTCTAACAATGATCTGCCTTTTAATTTTCCATAAGGCATATTAGCAACACCGCCGGTTGGAGTGTGTTCATATATTTCTAATATATGTTGTCCCGGTTTACGTTGTATATACAAACCACTTATTACATCTTTATCGTGGGATAATAATTTAGCTAATGTATCTGGAGGAAATGCAATGTCACTATCTACTGAAAACAAGTAATCAAATCCATTTATTACCCAATCTGCAATTAAATTGCGTACTTGATCTATATTGTATCCATAGAAAAATTGAAACATTGTTTCATATCCATCAGGTACAATAAGATCATATATGCTTTTAAATGTATCTGGTTCAATGTTCTTAGCTGTAGGAATTGCTATAAGTATCTTTTTTTTTGGTTGAATCATATTGTTTACTATCTCTCTTGCATTTTTATTTTGTTCTTCTGCATTAACTTTATAATCATTTAATGGACTTGCATCATTATAATTATAAACTATATCTGTTATGCATTTTACTCGATCTGGATCTGCTGTTTCTATTAATGCATAAAATACACTTCCGTCTCCGCCTGCTCTATACCAATTACCATTACTATCTTTAAATTTACTGTCATCGATTTTATCTAACAATAATTTTTTAAATGTACGTAAATGTGTATAAGGTAATATCCAATTAAAATGATAGTTTCTGTATAATCGATTTTGTTTAATTTCTTCAGGATATGGTTGGCTGATTAATGGAATATTATCAACCATGCTCCAACAGGAACCATAAGTAAATTCAGTAGTTCCATCATAGATAGAATTATAATAAGAAAATATAGTATTGTCATTAACAAGGCTATCATCACCATCTAATAACATAATAATAGCATCATCTTTGATCATTGATCTAATATTTTGTATTTGATTCCTAACTGCCCCTAAATTCTCTTTATTTGAAATAACTGTGAACTTATTTCTAATATCTGCAGGCATCGGCCTTAATGTTTCTATGATGACTTCTAGACTATTATCTGTACTAGCATCATCTATTAAAATGTGTTCATAATTATCATAATCTTGTGTGGCCACACTAGTCACACAACGAGAAATATATTCAGCACAATTATAGAAAGGACTAATAACTACTATCTTTTGTTCATTACCTGATTTATAGTTTTCCAATTCTATAACATTAGTAAATCTACGATTCCATATTTTGTGTACTCTATGATTAATCTTTGAAACTCGACGATAGCTATCTCTAGATAGATATTTTCCTAACTTATGGGCTATAAATTGTTTCCACTGTAGAGCCACAGTATCCCAGCCTGCAATATCTTTAACAATATTACAGTAGTATTGTTTTTGTTGATGCAGATATCGATTATGATATGCTTTTATAGTCATTTCTACAAATTTATTAACTTGTTCGGGACTATTAATATCGGGAAACAATCCGTTAGGTTCTATAGAATAATCTATATGATAACAAGCACCTTCTAATGCAATTTCTTCCAATGCACCAAATCTACAAGTGATCACAGGAGTGTTATATAATAAGCTCTCCAATGATGATATACCAAATGTTTCAGGAAATGCCGCCGGGTAAATCATAAAACTAGCAGAAGTTAATATATCGGCAATTTCTTTTTGTGAAATAACTCCAGTATATTCAATGCCAAGTTCTAAATTGCCTGGATCAGCTGCCATTCGACGCCAATCTTTTTCTTGCTGATCGGGTGCTGAACTTTCACTGAATCTATAATAGCCACCTATGACTTTTAATCTAGCACTGGGTATCATAGCCTTTACCTTAGGCCAAATATGATTTACTAATGGAATCATACCCTTAGTCACACTAGCATTATATACAAATAAGTTATGATCCTTGGCTTTGATATCAACTTCTTTTTTATAATTTCTAGCACCATTACGTGTGATAAACATCTTACGTTTTAGTACTTCAAAATTGCGTCTGCGGCCGTGATTACAATTTGCAACATAGGTTAAGTGGAAATCGCTGAGAGTGAATATATCAGTTATACGATCAGCAACTGTAAGTTCCTCAATGATGTTATCACCTAGACAAAATGTATCATGCATCCATAATATACGCATTGTTGCTTTGGACAATATCCTATCATACAAATTCATGCTATAGAATGGATTTGCTCTATTATCTCCTAATTTGTCATAGTCTTTAGGATCAGTAAATGGTATTACTGTACGTGAACTAATAACAATATCAAAAACATGATCATTAGCCAATTCAATTAATGGTTTATATTCAACTCCGTTATAGTTTCCAGGTTTTGCGTGATCCATACCACAATTATTAAATACTGTAACAGTAAATCCAATTTGTGCTAATTCTCGTGCTATAAGTGTAACAGCACTTTCACTACCACCAAGCCCTTGACGGTCTATAGTATTACCATCGTAGGGTATACCAATAATATCTATAATAGCAAGTTTCATATATGCTATTAATTATACACTAAATGAATGTAATGTCAAAGATCTTGATATTAAAATGATATGGTGCCGCCGGGATAATCAAATACATATATTCTGAATCCTTTTTCTAAAGTATATGTATAGGATCCTGTTACAGAAGATGCTAGAGGGAAACCACTATCGTACCAAAATATAACCCTACCGTTTTGTCCAGACCCACCTTGATTTGAAGGATTAGTGTAATCAGAAAATCCGCCATTACCACCACTACCATATCCCTGAGCAGAGCCGGCAACGTTTAATCTATCCGAAGCAGGAGCCCCTCCTCTACCATATATAGCAGAATAAGAAGATCCATTGGCTACATTAACGAATAATCCATCACCAGCGGTTTGCCCTGCTGCGGATGAGCCTGCACCACCACCGGCTGCTCCACCTAAACCTGAAGAATTTCCACCGCTATTACCATATCCACCATATGTTGAGCTGCCTTGTGTTGATGCTCCTGCAAGTATAGGGTTAGAGCCAGTACTGTATCCGCCTTGTCCACCACCCGATCCTCCAGAGGCTCCCGTAGTTCCGACGTCAGCATATTGTTGTCCACCACCACCAGTCCCGCCGCCATAGGCAACTAGTGTTCCTAACACAAAAAATTCTCCAGAGATTGTAGTATCATTACCATTATTACCAGAATTTCCAGCTTGAGTAGAACCAATACGAGGAATTGGTTGCCCCCCTGCTCCTACTGTAATAGTTAATGGATATCCATAAATTGAGCTAGGTTGTTTATATGTTGGCCCAAATGATCCAACTATTAATCCACCTGCACCACCGGCACCACCGCCGGAAATGGTTCCAGTTCTAGTTCCGTTACCGCCTGAACCGCCACCACCAATAGCCAAATAATTAATTATTGGGATTACACCGCTCGACGACCATACACCGTCAAATGCTCCCTGCATTTCTTCTCTCATTGACCAAACACCAGATATGTTGGATTGACTAACAGGAACATAATAACGTTGGATTATATGTCTAGGATTATTACTCATATTATTAGAATTTTATTGAACCGCTGCCGGTGAATTTGTATATATGGTATCCATTCTGTTTTGAATAGGTATATGTACCTGTAATGATACTAGGTTTGTTGTAAGAGGCAGACCACCAAAGTATAACCACTCCATCTTGACCATTATGATTTTCGCCAGTAAAGTTATAGTGAGATCCTTGTCCACCGTTACCGGAATTTGCAGTGATTACCTCATCTAGGGTGCCTGCTCCTTGAGCAAATGTGCCTGCTATTGTTGATCCGTCTGCAATGTTTATATATAATCCAGGACCACGAATCAAACCTACACCTGGTCCGCCAGCACCACCACCACCACCACCTTGAAACGGGCTATTCTGTGCATTACCACCATCATAACCTTGTCTTGGAGCATTTATATAAGTTGATCCAGGATACACACCTTTACCACCAAGATGATAGCCGCCGCCGCTGCTGCCTCCCTCTCCGCCGCCGCCACCTGATGCTCCGTTGTTTCCATTATTGGGGCTGTAGCCGCCACCACCACCGCCATACGCAGTGATGATGTTAGTACTACCATTAGATAGAACTGAATTACCACCGTTATTACCACTTCCATCATTAACAGCAGTTCCACCAGCACCTATTGTAATAGTATATGTGTTAGCATTATATGCTGTAAATGTATCATTTAGTAATCCACCAGCCCCGCCACCTCCGCCGCGCTGCAAACTTACCGAGTCTCCACCAGCACCACCTCCACCAACTACAAGGTAATTAAGATTAGGAATTACACCATCAGGCCATATTCCACTAGCCCGGGCTAATCGTTGATCACGTATGGTCCAAAATCCGCCAGCTGAAATTGTTGTAGGACTATCTGGTCGACCCGGTTGAACAAGTCTTTTATAAAACTTAGACATGGTCTATTTTATATACTAGCTAATAGTTTCATATACAGCAACATATTCTAATGCCGATGCTGTACCAGATGTTATCATTATACTTGTATCTTCAGTTAGATATAAAAAGTTTCCTTTATCTACTAATTGCAAGCTGGCCCCGGCTGGTACATATATGTTATAGGCTATTCTATAATTTGTTCCAGAGCCAGTGGCTGCATTATTGATAGATACTGTAGTTGGTACTGCACCATCTGTTACGTTGGTTATTACTAAAGAATTTACTTTTATAACCGCATTACTGCCTGGTGAATTATTTAACAATACATTTGCTATAATATTTGCAGGTACTTGAGCTACATATCCTGCTATAATTGACGATACATTTACAATATTTGGTGCTGACATTTTATCCTCCGAAGATCATTGACATAGCAATGGCTTTACCTGTTGATATACCACCGGATGATCCGATGTAACCTTGATCACCTTGATCACCTTTACTACCAGTATAGCCGCCTGCAGGTCCACGACTACCTGTATATCCCTTACTACCTGTCCATCCCATTGGGTCACCCTGACTACCGGTATATCCAAAACTACCAGTATAGCCGCCCGCAGGTCCACGACTACCTACATATCCTACAAGGTTTGATCCTAAAATATCTTTTATACTTATTGTTGCCATATTATCCCCAGAATTGATAAGGTATTGGTGTTATTGTGTTAGAATAAGTTATTCCAAATTTCTCTATTACCGTAATTGGTAAATCAGGGAATGTTGGGAAATATTTTGGAGTAAATGCTAAACTTAAACTAGTTGATGCTACATTTATTACTAATGGTGATTCTCCTATATTGATAGAACCTAACGGTAATCTTGATGCAGATGATAATATAGGAGATACCAATACTTCTCCTAAATTAGCAGATCCTGATATTTTAGCTACTGTGGTAGCGATTGGTATACTTACCATAGAAGTAGCAGTAAATCCAAGTTTTATAAAATTAGTTGCTGTAAAATTAGTCGATGTTGTGGGACCCCAACTAGGAGACACACTAGTGTAAAATATAGATGTTGTATTAACAATATTAACACTACCATATATAGTAAGTGTATTTGCATACAATGTTCCTAGATTAAATGTTAATTGCCCATCTAGTCTAATTATATTAAGACTTGCACATGTAGCTGTTGTTCCTAATGTAACTGTAAAAGGTGATGTACCAACATTTGAACCTATGTCAAAATATACATCGTCATTAGGAGTAGGAACAGTGGCACCACCTACTGCAAAACTAGATGTAGAAGACCAGTTCACAGTATTGGTCAAGTTCCATGTTCCACTGCCGAGTACCCAGTAACGATTAGCCATTGGATATCCTTAACTATATGTAATGAGGTAAAAGGATATCACAAATAAATTATCCCTTGACTATTAATTTACCTATTCCACCATAACCGGCAGATGTATAAGCAACATTGTGTAAACCAGATACAACATATACACGATTATCACTGGCACCAGTCTGAGTATATGATCCGAATAATTTCACTCCATTTGTGTTTATACTACCGCCAAATCCTATAGCACTTGTAATTATACCCACTGCGGATTGTCCCGTTAGGTATAATGATAGACCTGGTGAAAATGCACCAGCAGAATTGTTGGATTGCGGATGGTTAGGTATTATACGAGCAGTATAACCAGTTGCAGCAGGTATTCCTACTTTTTTAGGACTAACCATAAGCGTACCTCTTACAGGTACTATACTCAAATCACCTCTATAATCATAGGCACCTGGTGTTGTTGTACCGGCACTTGCATTGCAAATTACACCGGTAGTATTTCCAGTCCAGTTAGAATATGAAGATGTAGTTAAAGTATTTGCAGTAAATTCATAGATTGCACCACCAAGAGGTGCATTGGTTGCAGAAGCACCACTGACAAAAAGATATGGTTTAGGTGGAGTTGCTGTATAATCAAAATACCAACTAGTGGGCGAATCTGATGGTGCAATGGTAACACCAGATGGCCAATATGCAGCAAACTTAGGATTTACAATTGAAGTTCCTACACCGGTGTCAGCATTATATCTACCTATTATCATACTTTGAGCAGTAGCTATTCCTGCCTGACTAGCAACATATACGTTTCCTTGATAGTCTGGAACAGGTACGCCTAATCCAGTGGCAGCAAAAGTAGCACTGGATGTGATATATGTAGCAGATGTTACAAAATTTGAAAACACACCTGCTGAAAAAGTAGCCCTGCTAAAGGAGAAACAGAAATGAGTAAATAACGCTGTTCTTGCCACACCATATACATATTTTCCATCAATACTCAAATAAGATGTACCAGATGTAATAGTTGCAATTGTAGAGGTAGTAAACGTTTCTGTATCTACTGCAACAATTCCTGTGGCTAACGAACCATAAACAACTCTACCACCATCAAATACCATGTCAAGTACACCACCACTAGTAGCATGAGGCACCCTTAATGTCATAGGTGCACCTTGTCCTAATGATTGATCAAATGTATAAATTCCTTGATTTGTACTTACCCATATATTATTACCTATAGAAAGAACTTTAGTTGCAGTAGTAGCGGCAGGCAAAGATGCATAGAAATTAGTAGTACCAGTGGTATATACTGCTGTCCATGATTGTTCAGATCCACCATTTAACGGTAATAATAAAGATTCTGTACTTGGACCTGATGCATTCGGCCACCCACCTGTGCTATCAAGATTAACAAATACAGTGTCTAATGCACCACCTATTGGTTTAGTAATGCCTACATCATAAGCTCTACCCAATGGCATAAACTTAGTAATAGCATCTGCAGATATAGGACTTACTACTGTTTTAAGTGTATCCCAACCATATACCACAGTACCAGAACTCAAAGAGTTAGCATAAGAACCTAAATGTAAACGATTTACATCATTGGCAACAGTTAGAGAAGCAGTTGGGTAACTAGGTGGATACATTCCTCTATTAGTCACAGGTGCATAAATCTGAGCTGCTCTAGCACCAGTAGCACCGTCCGCAGTTCTTGGGAAAGCAAACATAATAGGACTAGCACTATTATTATCAGGTTGTCCATAAGGAGTACCAAGTATCAAACTATTTGTCCATGCCCAATTAGGTACTGGAGTACCCGAGGTAACATCTTCACTTGCCACACGTTCAAATTCAAATACACCAGACCATATACCGGGTTCACTCTTGATAAATGTCCAAATTACACAATGACGTGGAGTGGCAGATACTAGGATAATACTATCTTTAATATCATATCCTTGTTGGAATACCCCTCCTCCAGTCCACGTTTCATTAGTAGGAACGTGAGTAGATGCATTCCATGATTCACAGGTTGATGTGTATATAACTAATTTAACAGTATCAATACGTATGATTATATATTTGGTTGTCACACCATCTGCATTAGGAGCACTATAAACTAAAGTTGTAATAGGACTATATAATGCTCCAGGTGTTATACTAGCTGTAGTAATATCATAGAGTGTCCATCCTCCTTTGATCATTCCTAGTTGAATAGCAGGAACAATGTTTGTTGATGATGTTTCATTGCTGATATTAATTCTCAGACTATTTGTAGTGTATGATGAGGTTGTAATTGTCATAATTTTTCCGTTATATACGCAGACAATGCTGCAATTTTATTGTATTTATGCCTAAAATCCAGTTTAATATTAAATCGGTTGGTATTGTAATTGTACATACAAATCAACACCCGGATACGATGTTGATCCTACCGATAAAACATTAACAGTTAAATAATCACCTGAGGCTAGTACATAACCAGTTGTGTCAGCTGTACCTGATGTTTGCCCTGTTGATATGTTTATATTTGATATAGCGAATCCATTTTTACATAAATTTATACTAACAACAGCATCAGGTGCAATTCTAACCCTGGGTTTTACAGATGTTACATTACAAGCAAATGGAGCATACCATCGAGCCGTTCCGACAAACGTTACTAAATTTCCTGGTTGTTGTAGTGTGATAGTATTAGCACCAACACTGCCAGTGTATCCAATTGCACCCTTTGGACCACCCGTAGCAGTAACCTGCCAGGTTGAACCATTGTATACAAATTCAAATGTACTACCTTTAAGATCTAAACTTATATCGTTAGCGGCACCTTCTATAGTATTACCATTTCTTAGTACAGTAACTGGATTTCCATTACTTAGATCATTACCATCTGTCATTTGTATATATGTACCGATGCTGGCAATTGCAGGTAATGTTATACTAAACGCTTCATAAGTGTTATTCAATATGATTCTATCACCATCTATTGCTGTATAATTAGTTGATGTACTAAACCAAGGATTAGTAGCAGATCCGCTAGGACCAGGAACACCCCTACTACCTGTGTATCCTGTACTACCTGTATAACCTAATGTTGTACTTGTGGCTTTCCAAAATCCAGTTTCGTTACCCACCCAAGTCCAGGTTCTTTCACCAAATGAGAAAACCGTACCGTTAGTTGATGTTGTTGGAAAATTAATAGCTGTCATATATATATTTATTCGGTATAATTATCTATTAGATAATTTTATAGGTGGTACAAAAGTTGATGAATAACGTGCCACACCTTTAGTAATACGTAAATCTTCTATATATCCTTGGAAATAGTTTCTTGAAGCAGTGCTGGTATTTCCAATAGTTACAATTGTTGCTGTATTGTAACTATAATAATCAGGAGTGTTAACTACAAAGGATCCATTGACAAATAAGGATGTAAGACCACTAGATCTAGCCACTGCTATATGTGTCCATGTAGATGAACTAATACTTAATACGGTACTAGCGGTAGAAGTAGCCGTACTTATGTTATAGTAGAAAACTTTATTGTTGGCATATCTTAAACTTCCACCATTAATACCATGTTCTATAAAGTATGTTGAGGTGGTAGCCCAAATTGGACTTGTAGGATATACCCACAGTTCCCAAGTAAAATCATTGGCGTTGTAAATAAATCCTGTACTGCTAGAAACAGTTATAAAATCAGTACTTCCATTAAATCCAATACTATATAAATTATTTTTAGCCACTGAATTTACTAAAGTCACCGAACTTGTATTTGCTTTAATTACTGTATTACCTGAATAATCAAAGGCTCTGGTATCAACAAAGTTTGTTAATAAATTAGTTGAAGTACCTGCTACTGAAGTTAAAGGTATTTGTGATGGAACAAAGTTTCCTGTATATAATGAAGTACCTTTAACTACTCTTAAATTAGATATATAACCTTGATACCAATGAGGATTACCATCATACAGTCTTCCTATATATTGAGTTGTACCAGCAGATAGATTAATTGTGTGATTAGTTAATACATAATCTACTACACCGTTAACAAATATTCTTAATATAGAATTTGTTCTTGTCCATGCTATATGTGTCCAAGTTCCTAATGGCACAGTAGTTGATGCTGTACGTTGGGTTCCATCATAAAAGATTGCTTTAAGAGCACCACCAGCAATAGTTATTAATGAAACTATCCATGGTATACCTCCTACACTTGCTCTTGCATCAAGAATTGACGAATAATATCCAGCTAGTGTACTCTGTGGTGCTGTTGGATATACCCATACCTCTACAGTGAAATCACCAACACCTAAACTTAAAGCGTTTTGTGCAGATATAGTCAAATAATTTGTTCCACTATTAAAATATGTACTTATAATTGTAGAACTTCCAAATGGAGAGATTAATACAGTGGTTGGTGTTCCACCAAATGACACAGTATTTTGATAGGTTGAATTATCATTAATTGAACCTCTTTGTAATGTTAATAATGATACACTGCTAGCAATAGTAGATGTATTTGGATAAGGAATAGTATTAATATTTGTGGTTAAAATTGATTTAGGAATGTCGCCAAAATAAGATCCAAGATATAATGAATAATCTTTAATTATTCTAAAATTACTCATATTTCCATAAAAATGTTCAATAACACCTGAAGCACCACCAATGTATAAAGTTTCCTGATTATCTTGAATTGAAAGTGTAGAAGTTTGATGAACACGGACGCCATTTACGTAGATATTAACACTAGGTGGAATAGCGGTACCATCATATGTATAAGCAACGTGACTCCATATACCACTAGTTAATGCCGTTGTAGATGTTGAGTAAGTTGTTCCGTCAAAGAATCCTAAAAAGCCTGTACCGCTATTTAAATATCCTTCATAAGATGCAGTTGCCGATCCATATGCTGCTGCAAATGGATTTAATGCAGTAGAAGTAGTAACTCCACCAACATTAGTAATAGCAAATGAATTTCCTGATGAATCAACAATGGATATATTTTCATCAACAAAATTTGCTGTTAACAAACTAGTTGCTGCTGCACCAAAAGGATTTTTAGTTGTAGTAAGAACAGTACCTATATTAACAATGCTAACATTATTATTAGAAGTATTTGCAACAATTGGTGATTGCAATGTTAATAAAGTAGTATAATTTGGAGTAAGTGTAGGGAATCCAGGAGTAGTTCCACCTAATATACCAGCTACTGAGGTACCAACAGAACCTGGAAAAAAGGATGGCCATCGTGTTACTTCAGGATTCTGATAATAACTACGATCAGCAATAGTTAGTGCTCCTAGACCAAGCGAGTAGCCTGGAGTTGGAAGTGTTCCGCCAACTAAAAAACGTGTTGAGGTTGTAAATACAATTGGTCCAATTTGACCAGACTTTTCTTGTGTAGCTTCTAATGGTATACTAGGAGGAGTAAAATTTGTACCAGTATACGGAGTTTCACCAGTAACAAATCTAAAATCAGCAATATATCCTGTCCAACTATCGCTGCCCTGGTTTAAATAATCGCCTGCACCCATATAAATGTTATGTTGAGATCCAGAAAATCCAATTCCTGTAAGGTCACGTGTAAGTGATACTGTTCCATCATAATAAACATACATTGTAGTAGTAGTTCTACTAACCGCTATGTGATGCCATGTATTTGGTGTTATGGTTGCAACAGTATTAACTGGCGTATTAAACAAATCCCAACTAGAGGCGTTAGAAGAAGAATAAAATTGTAATACATTATTAACTTCTGCAAAGAGAAAAGCAGCATATCCAGCATTCAAGCTGCTCCGTGTTCCCATAATTTGACCAAATGATGAACCAGTGGGGGAATAGAACCAACATTCTGCTGACCAAATATCATATAAATTAAAGTATATGTTACCATTCCCTAGTTTTATATATCCATTTGTTGCATTGTTTCCAGTGTTTCCAGTGATTGAGAAAATTTTATAAGTTAATGTATTCAAACTTGCAGGAATTCTAAGTATATTACCCGATGGAACCTGGCTAAGAGTTAGTGAACTAGTTGGCTTGGTAAAGTTACCTGCGTATGCACTAATGCCTTTTACTATTCTTAGGTTAGAGATGTAACCATTTAAAGAATATCCAGCTGCTAACACAGAATTACTATCTGTGCCAATTACTGGTCTATTTGTTGCACCGAGATAATTATTTGTATCAGTAATTCCTCCTCCAATAGCCGATCCATTAATATATATATTTGAATTACTATTTCGTCTGACCAAAGCTACATGATACCAGGTACTAAGAGCCAATGCAGTTCCACCTCCATAAGAAAATGCAGCAAGATTTGCCCCAATTTGTAAACTTGGGCTAACGTAGAAGTTAATATATCCGGCCGCTGTACTAGGTGTAAGAGCAGGTCTAAAATCTAACATTAGAAACACTTTGCCAGACGCCGGTGCAGCATTCAAATATACCCATAGTTCTATAGTAAAATCTCCAGTACCAAGCACCATATCAGTAGTAGTTGGAACATACAAATATTGTGTGCTTCCATCAAATGATGCACTATAATTTAAAGATGGAATTGCTATACTTGGAAGACCACTTGTATTAGAAGTTTGTGTATTGCTCAATGGTGCATATGGTTTAATAAATGCAGTGGTATACACTGCGGCACCGGTTACTATTCTAACATTAGACATATAACCTTGGAAATACGACAAATATCCAGTATATAAGAAAGCCCCAATAACAGTTATTCTAGCAGTAACGGTTTTAGTAATAGTCCCTGAATTATCTAATACACCATTAACAAACAATTTAACAAGTCCAGATGTTCTTGTTACCGCTAGATGAACCCATGTGTTAATTGCAGTGATTATACTACCAGTAACAAATATTTGACTAGCATCTCTTATTGTAAATTGACAATGTCCATCAGCATAGGTAGATAATGCCCAATAATTAATATCAACACCACTTGGCACATTGCTTAATAATGTGCTATTCAGGGCCGCTGTTTTATAGAACCAACATTCAACCGTAAAATCACCTGTACCAAATGTACTTGCTCCAACTGGTGCTGTTAAATATGAACTGCCATTAAAATATAAACTTCCAACTTGATTATTAGCAAGTGTAGAAACCACAACAGAATTATTAACTATAGATAAATTATAATCACTATAGTCAACAATAGAATCAAGACCTCCTGTGAATCTACCTACTAATAATGTAGTATAGCTTGAAGTTGATAATGCCCGGGTATTAATGCCCCCGGAAGGATTAGCAAGTTGTGTGGTACCAAATGGTAGTAGGGGGATATTAACCTTACCTGTATATGTCAAATGTCCAGTTTCTGGGACATTGTTTACTGTTTTAATTGGGTAAACACTGTCATTTAACCTATCAACTAAACTGTTATATAATGCTATACCGTTAACTATTCTAAAGTTTGATATGTAACCTATTAGGTTGACAGTCCCTGCATATGTTGATAATGCTGCTCCTATAGATAGCACTATATCTGCTGATCTATCCGGATTGTAAAAATCACTGGGGGGCTGGATGGATACAAAAGAATCATAAAGTATAATAGGAGTTCCATTAAGATACAATGAATGAACAATTTGGGTCGCGTAGACTCCTTGATTATTTGCTTGGAGAGCTACATGGTACCATTTATTTGTAACTACAATAACAGTATTACTATAGATCTCCTGTGAATTAATCCCTGATGAATTCCCTATACTAGCAATAAACGTACCAGTATTACCATCTGTGGGTCTATAAGTTAGACTTGTTCCGTTATAAGTTGAATTACCGTTATAAATTTGGAAAATTACGTGGCGAGAGCCAAGTGTAAAAGATGAAAAATTAACCCAACATTCAATAGTGTCTTCACCAGCACCAACAAATCCTGGTGAATTTGATGAAGTAACTGTTAGATTTGAAGTTCCATTAAAATACAAACTATTGTAAAGAGGTGCTCCAGCACTAGCATTACGTTTTGCAAATAATATACTATTGTTAACACTATAATTTCCTAATGGATTTACCCAAGTTTCTATGGTCCAATTTGTACTAGATGAAAGATTAAGAGGTAATGAGTCACCAATACTTATATAACTAGTACCATTAAAATATGTACTATAATTTACATCAAATGGTGAGAATCCTTGTAATGATGTAGAAGTATTAGTTATAGTAAATGCATTGGCTGAGTAATCTACAAACCTAGTATCTGTACTTAACATTGTTAATAATACACTATTAGTAAGTGTGGTAAAATCAGTAGTAGGTGTTTTAAAAGCATTACCATATTTGGCCTGACCTTTTACAACATGTAAATTACTCATGTAACCTCTAAACGCGGTTGCTGTAGTATTTTCATGCCCTCCAATATTAATATTTTGTGTATTAATAAAATTAGCATTTGCTAGATCAAAAGTAAGAGCTGGTTTCACTGTGTTAGAAACACTAACTGCATTATTATTAGTTATAGAATTATTAAATACGCTGATATCTGCTATAGCATAGTGTTGTGCTGTTAATAACGAAACATAACTTGCGGTAAAAATTGCACTTATATAAGTGCCTGTTCCTTGCTGAGTAGTTTGTAATTCGAGAGTAGGTACCGTAAAAGTACCAGTATATAGTGCTGTACCATTAACTATTCTTAAATTAGTAATATAATTAATTGGTTTGTAGTTGATAAGATTATCATCTTTTATACCAACTACTGCACTTGTAGATCCAGGGCTTATTGCACCAGTTATGCTAGCGGTATAATCTAAAATACCATTAACATACATTCTAAAATTACTACCTGATCTTGTGGCAGCAATATGTGTCCAGGTACTTGTAGTAATAGGAGTAGTACCTATATAATATGTTCCATTGAAAAACGCTAGTGCCTTAGTAGGACCGTCAACATACCAAGCCCACGGTAGAGCAGATGCACCAGTAACTCTGGCATCAAATATTCCATTGCCACCTGATAGTAAATATGTAGGGTATATCCATGCTTCTAATGTAAAATTACCAGTTAAATTAAATGCTGTGGAACTAGGTAAAGTCAAGCGTGATGCTGCTCCACCCTGATCAAAAGCTAAACTGCCACCAGAACTAAACGGTGTGCTGGCATTATAAGTTACATTTCCTGTAATTGTAATAGGAGAAAAATTAGTAGTGCTATCATCTTTTAGATAATTACCGGATGAGTTCACATTTAATAATAATACAGTATTTGTGATATTAGTTAATGTTGAAGTTGGTTTAATAAAGTTATTGTTATATACTCCTAGACCTTTAACTACTCGCACATTAGAAATATAACCAACTGCTAGAAAACTAAAATTATTAGTATATGAGCATCCTATAACAAATCCAGAACCAACTAAATTATTACCTAGGGTAGTAGGACCAGATGATGCGAGCACACCATTTACATAAGCATATGCTATTCCATTAATTCTAACAAAGGCTACATGATTCCATTGACTTAGTGGTAGTGTCCATGAGAATGTGTCAAATGATCCACCTGTATTCAAACCAGTAAATGCACCGTTGCCTGCTAATTGTATACCGACGGCAGGTGTGCCAGTTGTAGCTGCTATGCTGCTTAAAAACCCTCGATCTGTATTGGCCACGCTTTGATACCACCAACATTCAACAGTGAAATCTCCAGTACCAAATGCAAATATTGGATTAGAAGGAACTGTTAGATATGAACTGCCATTAAAATTCAAACTTAAAGTAGATCCTACCGCATTAACTACAATAGATGGTACATTGTTACTAAATGTAGGGCTGTAGATAATAGGGTTGGCAGTAGTATCAAAACGCAGTGGCCTATTACCATCACTAGAATCTAAAAATTTATTGGCATTACTATTAACTAATAATAATGTTATGGCATTAGTAATATTAGGTGTAGGTATTACTATAGTATAGTCAGTGGTGTATACAATGGATTTAGTTATACGTATATTTGTCATATATCCAGAGAAGGGTGCGCCGCCTACTCCTAAAGTATACTTCGAAGGACCAGTAGGATATGAAAAACTTCCACTAGCGGTCGCTCCATTGGTTAACATTCTATGTACAGTTACAGATTGATTTTTTCCATTTATAAAAAGTTTTATTTCTTTGGTGCTAGATTTAAATGTTACTGCTATATGATTCCATATATTTGGTTGAATAGATCCAGCACCTGCGTAAACACCAATATATTCAGTGGCATTAGAAATTCCATACCAAAGTGATCCACTTATTTTAGTGCCCCAAGTACCGGCTAAATCATTTGGGGCTTGTCCAGGAGGTACGGTAAACATATAATAAGGAGCAAAATTAGTTGCTAAATTAACTGCACCAAAATCAGTAATGTATAAGCCTATTGGCGTTGATAAGTGCCCAGTATTGATAATAGAAGTTGACGAGGGGTTGATGAGAGGGTCGTCCCATGCATACCCACCCCACAACGAACTAGAATAAACCCAAAGATCAATTGTATAATCTTGCTGGCCGTTATGTAAGAAACTCCATTCATCGGAGGTATAATTATCATACATTGAAACGGTTGAGGTACTAATATATACAGACGTATTTTTATAAAGATCAACGTCATTATCCCACCATAAACTACCGGCTGCTGAATTTCTAGTAGAATTTGAAAGAGAACCACCTGCACTCTTTCCATTTATATAGAAAGAAGGTGATCCAAAATTTCTTACAAACGAAACATGTGTCCACACATTTAATGGAACTTTAACATTTGATGTTGCACTATAAACTGCAGGATACCCTGACTGAAAATTTAGATATCCACTAGGATCAATTATCCAATGCCAATCTGAAGAAAGAAGAGATACATTATAGGTAAGTGCTCCAACAATTAATGATCCAAAATATATATTACGTTCCGTTTGATATACCCAGGCTTCTAAAGTAAAATCGTTGGTGCCCAATGCAAACGCTGAATTTGTACTACTACTAATAGTTAAGAATGTATTTCTATTACCAAAAAATGCACTACCACTACCACCAAACGGTGTGAATACTCTTTGAATTGTTGTACTAGTTGAGTCTGCTATAAAAAAATTATTCTGTGAATTATCTTTAATTAAAGTTGCATTGGTTTTTAATGCCAATAACGCCGTGTCAGGAAGAACTGTTAAAGTTGTAGTTGGAACAACTATACTTGGTACATACAAAGCTGTTCCTGCTAGTATTCTAACATTAGATACATAACCAAACAATGTTTGATTGCTGGCTGTAATGGGACTATTAATGAAAAGTGTTTGAATTGTTAATGCTGTAGAATCTGCTACATTGGCTACAACCACACCATTGATATACATATACAACATTGAATTATATCTAACCATGGCAATATGATTCCATGTATTCAATATTATACGATCAGAGATAGGTGAAGTTACAGCTGAAGTTAAAAGACCTGTGCCGCCAGTATTTTGCCATTGTATAGTTCCATTGGCTAATAGATATAATACAGGTACACCGGCAGTGGTGCCCGCATTAGTACGCCAATCTATAATAACACTGTTTAATGTATTATATGCATTAATATATATCCAACATTCTACTGTATAATTTCCGCTACCTAATGCCAATGAGCTAGGCGAACCAAGACTTAAATTCTGTCCAGCTGCTGTTGTTGTATTAAAATATATACTACCACCAACTATAGATCTATTATATTCACCGGGTATTTTGTAAGGTGTGAATTTTGTTATAGCAGGCACACTACTCACCGTTCCAGTGCTGATTTGAAAATTATATGGACTTTTATCTACATACCAGCTACTAGCGGCAATTAACAAACTAGTATTCTTAAGTAATGATAATGGTGCTCTAGGTGCAGTAAAATTACCAGTATACACTGCGGTACCATTGACTATTCTAAAATTAGATAGATATCCAGGAAACACGCTGGTTATACCAGATCCTGCTCTACCTATCAACATATTTGAATTGGTATTATATGGTGTTATGGTAACACCACTAAATGCCAATGTTGAAATTCTAATATTATTAGTATCTGTAATAGCATTAGTATTTGTTCCACCAAACGGGTTAGCTGGTTGTTGTAAAGTTAATACACCAGTGGGTGGAAGAAAGTTTGTTCCTGTATACACCGCTACACCATTGACTATTCTAAAGTTACTAAGATATCCTGTTAGGTAGGATGATGTAGGGCTAGTAAATCCTATGTATCCAAGGCGGAGAGTATATTGATCGGTATATCCACTGATCACAGTTGATGTTGTTTGAACACCATTAATATACATTGTAGAGGTAGTGCCTTGTCTTGTGAATACTACATGATGCCATGTGTTTAGTGCAAATGTTTGAGAAGAAACTGCTGGATTTGCCGCCAATAAAATGCTGGTATAACTTGCAGTTAATATTGCTTGTATATTTGTACCGGCAACTTGTGTAGAAGTTAATCGCCCAGTGGGTGTAAAATTACCAGTATATACTGCCAGTCCTTTAACTACACGTAGGTTAGATATATACCCTTTAAAAAATGATTGTCCGCTTGTGGTTTCATTTGCAGTATAACCAATGGCCAATGACCCTGAATTTGGAAACGCTATCCCAGCAGTCATGGAACCCGAGCCAGCAGCAACACCATTTATATAAAATGTGTAAATTGTACCATTTCTCACAAATGCCACATGATTCCATTGATTTAGTGGAGCGGTTGAAGAACTAACAAAAGACCCGGGCGTGCCATAACTACCATTTGAGGACCAATCAAAATATAAGTGGCCGGCAATTAGCATAGTAAACATCCAGGATCTTCCCGGAGTTGGGCCAGCCTGATGACCTATAATAGTAGTTGAGGCGACTGTGCCAAGATAGTATACCCAAGATTCAATAGTAAAACTTCCTGATCCATAATCGAATCCACTATTTTTTGGGTTTGTTATTTGGGCATTTGTACCGTTAAAATATAAACTTCCATAACCATCAGAAAGAGGACTTGCAGGACTTAATGTTACCGCTGTGTTTGTTGGACTTAGACCAATTCCACCTCTGTCTGCAATAACCTGGCTAAGAATAGGTAATTGACTTGTACCAAAAGATATTACTACTCCAGAATTTCTATAATTAAGTGTCATCACATAAGGATTGATTGTCCATTCCCAGCCGGTAGTAGTCGCACCATCATATGTTCCGGCTATTAACATATTACTTGTTATATTATTAGTTGTAATTGTAGACGAGTTTAAATATACCCATGACTCTACTGTGTGATCACTATATAACCAATATTGCGGGGCTGGCGGAACCGTCACGGAACTAAAAGAAACAGCACCATTATTAGTTAATGTAACCGGAGTGCTGCTTGAATCTATTATTTTATTGGCATCGCTAGTAACTAATAATAGCAATGATGTGTTAACAATATTACCAATTACTTGTAATAATGGATTAAAGGATGATGTATAAACTGCGGTACCTTTAACAATTCTCAAGGTAGAAATATAACCACGATAATAACGACCTGCTTCATTATGTCTTCCTATTGTTTGACTAGTACCTCCGGCATCAATTGCACGAGTCTCACTAGCAGTATAATCAACAACACCATTAACAAAAATTTTAAATGTAGAACTTTGTCTTGTCCAGGCTATATGTGTCCAAGCATTTAATGGAATTATAGTAGTACCCGATGGATTTCCTGTGGCTCCTATTATTTGCATGTAAGCATACATATTACCTGCAGATACAAATAAGCCAACATTCCACGACGTGTTTCCAGATCCTGATCTTGCATCTATTAACCCTGCATATATACCATCAGGTGCAAGCGAGGTAGGATAAACCCACATTTCTATGGTTAAATCTCCAGTGCCAAACGAAAGTGCAGTTTGTGCCGAAAAGGTAAGAGTCTGACTGGTACCGTTGAACAACAAACTGCCTAGTGCTAGCCTTGAAGAAGTAAGAGACAATGAACTATTACCATTAAAATAAACGCTATGTAAATTATAAGTACTTGCAATGAATGGATCCAATGTACTTAAACTAACTGTACCTGACCCTATGGTTATCACGGATGTGTTAGTACTATAATCAACTATATTACTAACGTTAACAGGTAATATGGTTAATAACGATGTGTAGGTACCAGTGGATATTGCCTGTACATTACTACCACCGTAGGGGTTGGCGGTTTGTGTAATTGTTAATGGTCGAGTAGGTATAGTAAATGGCCCTGTATAAACTGCTAGACCTTTTACTATTCTTAAGTTAGAAATATAACCTTTGAAAAAACGTCCACTTTCGTTATTTCTTCCTATTACTTGAGTAGCACTTCCTGCATCTAACGGAGATGTATTAGCATTAGAAGTACTAGAAATATCTAAGGCACCATTGACATAATATTTTATTGCACCGTTTTGTTTTGTAAAAACTATATGTGTCCAATTGTTTAGTGGTATTGGAGTAACACCCGTAGGGCCACCACCAGTGTTCACTGTCATATGAAGGTACATATTACCACCAGACAATGTTAAATCAAGAGCCCAAGGTGACCCGCTTTGGCCTGCCCTTGCATCTATTAAACCTGCTGCGATGCCATCGAGTGCAAGAGCTGTAGGATATACCCACATTTCTATGGTAAATTCGCCAGTGGTACCAAACGAAAGTGAAGTTTGTGGTGCTGTCAGAGTAAGACTTTGAGTACCATCAAAAAATAAACTATTATAATATGTACTAGTTGAACCAATAGGTGGAAAGAAATTATTAACTGTAGGCCTGACTGCACTGGTCATATAATTAGGAACAATACTATAGTCTACAGCAACATTGCCTTCATTGATCAAGGAAGATGATTTTGCTATTAATATACTTGTGCCGTTATTATTGATGCCCTGTGTATTAAATCCTCCGTATGGATTAGCAACTTGTGCATTGTTTAATGGTCCTGTGGGTACTGTGAAATTATTTGTATATACTGCAACACCTTTTACAATTCTAAAGTTAGAAATATATCCATTCCAAAATTGTCCTCCACCTGATCCGTCTGATTTACCAATATATCCAGGTGCAGTATTGTGTGCGATAAGGCCGGCATAGGTATAGATTGTTCCACCTACACCATTTTGATATATTCTAAAAGAACTACCATTTCTTACTAATGCCACATGATACCATGTGTTTATTGTTAATGCAGGTAATCCAAAATCAAGATTAGCATCAATTGCCCATGTATTACCTGTATCAGATGCAATTTGCATGACCAGTTTATTTGTACTATTAAGAACACGGAATATTACACCATAGTATTGCAGTAATTCTCTTTTACCAAATATACCATTTTGTCCGTTTAATACTGTAGTATATACCCATGCCTCTATAGTAAAATCACCAGTGTTAAGTGTGATCGCCGTAGCATTGGGGATTGTTAGATATTGTGTTGTACCATTAAAGTACATACTATTAAATGTACTAGTTGAGTTAATAGGTGGATATAAAGTAGCAGCACTAACTCCTCCATTATTTGTCAGTGTAAAATTGTTTAAACTATAATCATCAAAGAAATATCGTTGATCGATAAATTTACCAACTAATAGTTGTGTGGTATTTGTAGAAGTAGAAGTTGCCAGTCCACCACCAGCTACACCGACTTGTACAACACCTATTGAGGAGGCAGGTGGCACAAATGAAGCAGTATATAATGCCTGTCCTTTAACTATACGTACATTTGATATGTAACCATTATAACAATAAGGAATACTTGCAACATTGGTTTGTTTACCAATTGAACCTGCCCCGGTACTACCTATATTTTGTATCACTGCTCCGGCACTAGTTGCAACAACAGCTCCATTTAAATATATTTTAAGATTGCCTACAGCCGATCCTGAACGAACTACAGCAACATGTGACCAAGCGTTTAATGTTATGATTGCAATTGATGTAAGCGTTGCAGCACCAGCAGCACCAGTAGCGTATGGGAATTGAATTAAACCAGCGGCACTAATTTGTATCTGCCATTGTCCAACTATAAAACTGCCGCTTGCATTTGACCAAAGGTCAATAATTTCCGAAGCAGTTGCCGATCCAACGACATATGCTAATGGATATATCCAACATTCTATGGTAAAATCACCAGTACCAAAGTTGTATCCTGCATTAGCTGATAAATTTAAATAACTTCCACCATCAAAATATAAACTATTATATATACTTTGATCAAATGGATTTAGTGCAGAATTAATTGTATTAGTTGCAACTAATACTCCAGCATTGACACTATTGTCAACTGTGGGAACTGAACTAACAGCAAATATTTGCTCTATTCCATTAACATAAAGACTATATCTACCACCATTACGTACTGCGGCAATATGATTCCATGTACCTGTTGATAATACATTAGGTGATGTGGGGTTAATATTCCATAATGTACCTGCATTTGATACTCCAACTGCGGGTTTATTTCCAGTAATATATAATCCCAAAGGAGAATAATTACTGGTATTATATTGACCGGCAATATATGCAGTACCTGCATTTGCAGTAAGATATGCCCAAGTTTCTATAGTCCAATTATTATTATTAAACGCCAATGCAAATGATGTACCAGAATTAGATGAATTTGCAATAGGTATGCTTAAATGATCAGTGGTACCATTAAACAACATACTCCAATTGTTACCAAATGGACTGAATGTTCCTTGTCCTGGATTACCGGTTGGTGTAACAACTAGATTATTTGATCCAGCGTCATTAAATCCAAGAAGTAGCCCCACATAAGAATAATATTTTGCTGTTAAGAAAGTAACAGAGGTTGCATTAGAAATGGCAGCGGTATTGGTTCCACCATATGCGTTGGCAACCTGTGTTAATTGTAATGGTCCATTAGGTACAGTAAAGTTTCCAGGATATACCACAGTACCATTAACGATTCTAAAGTTGCTGATATTCCCATATAACGGAGTTCCATAAAAGGTGCCCAGGAAGATATTGTTTGGGGAATATGATTTTCCAATTTGTAATATGTTTTTTTCTTGAAAATTAGAATCAGGTAATGTTAATGATGCATAACCAACGCCATTAACATATAGTGAGACAATATTTGATGATTTTGTAAATGCAACATGATACCAAGTGCTTGTTGAAAATACTTGTTGTGTTATAGAGGCTGTGGTAACTGCTGTTAAAAGAGTTGTAGCAGTGTTAGAAACAATAGCAGATATGTTTGTCCCGCTAGATTGTGTAATGGTTAAATTATCAGTAGGTACGGTAAAATTACCAGTATATACTGCTACTCCTTGAACTAACCTAACATTGGATATAAAAGCGAACAATTTTGCATTCATATCCAAATATCCAGTAGTACCAATATTACCGGTTGTAACATAAGAAAGAAGCCCGACACCACCAACTTGAGCATAAGTGTTGTCTGGGTTCATATAGTCGCCGCCGGTATAATAGAACCCGGTGTTACTAATTTCTTGAACTCCATTTATATAAAAACTAGGGTAGATAGGATTTACATTCTTCACAAACGCTACATGTACCCATTGTCCTATTGGTACAGATGCTGTGCTGGTCATGCTCTTATTATTAGGACCTTCAAGATATGGATAGAAGTCTCTAGTGGCACTTGATGAGTTCCACCTTCTATACACAAATTGTAACTTACATGCAGTACCGTTGTTGCCAATACCAAATGCCCAATCAACACCTTGAATAATAGGTCCAGCAAGGTTGAAAACTGGCAAATTTGGGTCCATAAATATCCATGCTTCGAGTGTAAAAGTCCGGGTGGCTCCATCGAAACTCGGTATGGTGTCCATTCTAGGACGAGAAACGGGGCCATAGTTAAAGTTATATAGAGAATTGTACATCGCCATATTTGCAAAACTACCATATCTATTATTAAATGGATTTGTTGGAAATATCCAACTTTCTAGGGATTGAGAAAGGTTGGAAGATATGTTTAGAGGAGCATTATATAAACTAATATCTGTAAGAAGTTGTCCACCAGTGTTTATTGCAGTGGTGGCTAATGTTTTTATTTTAATAGGGTTATAACCAGTGGTATCAGATTGAAAGTTAAGTGTTATTAAATAATTGTTGATTGTTAATTCCCAACCGAACATGTAAGGTATTATGTTTCCATAACCATATGTTCCGGCTATCAACATACTATTCGATGCATTAGTAACTGTGTTTAAATATACCCATGCTTCTACAGTGTAATTACCTGATACCCAACCATTTGTTTTTGTTGCACTTAAAGAACTATTATTAAAACTAACACTATAAGAATTTAAATTATTAAATGGATTTAAGCTACTGGGAGTGACTCCAAAATTAACCATGGAATTTGTAAGAGTACTGTAATCAACTATACTTGTTGAAGTTGTGGCAAATCTACCTGTTAATAACGTAGTACCTGCTGTAATTACTGATATATTGTTTGATGATGCATTTTGTACAGTGCTCAATGGTTCAGTGGGTATTGCAAAATTACCTGTATACACCACAGATGATACAACTCTAACATTTGAAAGATATCCTGTATGGAATGCATTTTGACTAGAAGCACCACCGATATAAACTCCACCAGCTACTAATGTTGGATTCCATGATTGTGTAAAAACAGAAGTTCCATTTTGATATATATAAAAAATATTACTAGCTCTAACAATAGCAACATGTGTCCACTGATTTAATGAAAATACAGCTGGCGATGTATATGTAATTACGCCAACTTGTCCAATATTAATATAATTATTGCGATGAAAAACATAAAATCCATTAGTTACAATTGTTCCAATTAACCAATGATTAGTAATGTTATCAGATGATACTGTATACATCCAAAACTCTACGGTAAAATCTGTAGTAGTTGCAGGCATTGCATTTATTGTTGCTATACTTATAAAATTATTGCCATTGAAATAAAGGCTATGATATGGCCCCGGGGCAAATGGATTTAATTTGCCAGTTAGTGAACCATTATTAGTCACAGCATATTGATTTAAACTAAGGTCTGAAATTATGCTAGAAATTTTATTCAAACTTGCTGCTGGTAATAAAGCTAAAGAATTTAACAATAAGGAATTGTTGCCAAAGTATGGATCAGATTGATTTATTGGATATAAGTTTGCAGGGATGGCATAGCTTATGATAACAATACCACTACCACCTGATCCGCCAGCACCGGTAGTACCACCGCCACCACCACCACCACCACCTGAGTTAGTTGTTCCTGCTACTCCAGCAACCGCCGATGTAGTACCACCGGGGCCTCCACCGCCATAACTACCGTTGTTGTATCCAGTTGCGTTGGCACCACCGCCACCTCCACCTGCTAGCCAAATTGGAGATCCTGTAATAAGGGTAATCGTACCTGATCCACCTTGACCCGAAGCACTGGCATTTGCAGAACCACCAACTGCACCAGCCCCACCTCCACCACCTGCATAAAGAGGTGAACCGGTATAACCTGCATTACCAGTACCACCAATATTACCTTGTGTGCTGGTGCTGGCTCCGCCGAGCCCAAATCCAGCATAGGAGCCGCCGCCTCCTGAACCGCCTGCACCACCTGATGCCTGAGGATCTATTCCAGTGCTATAATTATAGCCACCGCGACCGCCGCCTGATGCTACAAGTATGGTAACACCATTAGTTACAGTACTAGCACTTCCTGTGCCTATTGCCGGGTCGACGTCTCCTCCTGCCGCTGGCCCACCGGCGCCAATTAATATAGTTAATGTGGCAGTGATAGAATATGTCGAAGAATTTATGACACCCCCAGCCCCGCCACCACCGCCGGGACTAGTACTAATACCACCTGCAAGACCACCCCCGCCGCCACCAGCAACTACCAATACCTGTGCAGTGGTAGTAGTTACATAACTAGGTTTGGTGAATTGCCCCGATGAGGTGAATACATGGACAGCATAATAATTAATATTATCACCTATACCTGTAGAATAAAATCCCACAAAATTTCCACCATAGGTACTGGTGGAAATAACAGGTGGTTCTCTACGTTGTCTTTTAATTACCCCTAAATCATATGGCATTTTTCAAATTTCTCATTATCACTTATTTAACCGGAATAGCTTTCTGGGGTACAATGAATGGAGCAGTATATCTTGCAACTCCCTTGATAATACGTAATTCGTCAATATAGCCACTAAAAAATCCAGTTGCTAGAGCACCAGTTCCTATACGTACTATTGGATTGATAAAGCTAGGAACGGCCCCAGTATAGGTACGTCCTTCAGGAATGCCATTTAAATATAAACTAAAACTATTTGATTGTCTAACCAATGCTATGTGATTCCATGTATTAACACTAATAAATGTAGTTCCTGTTATATAAGCAAGGTTTAATGTACTAACATTCAAAGTACCTGTGGTGCCTAAAAATATATCAAACCCAGCATTGGCTAAATTTTGTGATTTCATATCAAAAATTGTTCTTATAGTTGCCGATTGTAGAGTTTGTCTATCTGCCCAAATTGTTTGTGGTAAAACATATACCCACATATCTACAGTAAAATCAAGAGTTCCTAAAGAATAACTAGAAGTAGATACTGGTATGATTGATATAGAATCAGCTACTCCTGAAAAATATATACTTTTAGAATTATATTTTGTAACAGCAGATGACATGGTAGCAGAATTTAATACAAGAACATTATGTTGCATTGTAGAATCAGTTATACCAACATTGCTAAAATTCAATAACAGTGATGTACTGTTAGTTGCATCTATAACTTTTAAAGGTGCAACAGGTGGATTAAAATTACCGCTATATATTGAGCGACCTTTTATTATTCTAAAATCTGATATATATCCACTAAAAAACGACGCTGATGTTGGGCCGTTTCTGCCTATTACTAGTTGTCCATTGGAAAAATTAGTTGATGTGTTAGTAATTAATGTTGCAATACCATTTTGATATATTGACATAACACCACCCTGCCTTGTTACAGCAATATGATTCCATGTATTAACATTAATAGCTGTAGATGAATTAGGAGATATCGTATTGTTATAACTGAATGACAGTAATCTAGTCGTTGCGGCCATGTTCAATGCAAATGAATTTGGACGTAGTGCATTGCCGTTATTGCCGGCAAAATCAAAAATACATTGAGCTGTGGTCGCTGTAGTATATACCCAGCAGTCAATAGAAAAATCTGAATCAAGTTGTAAAGGAACTGCTGTCGGCAACCCAAAAACATTATCAAACGTTATTGACCCACTACTTGTAAATGTATATATTCTATAACCACCTGACACTGTATATGTAGGTGAACCAACTGTAGCTGTTGCGACAGGATAATTATCTGAGTATCTAATAATAACAATACCAGAACCGCCGTTAGCACCATTGGCGATTACCCCACTTCCACCACCACCGCCACCCGAGTTAGTTGTTCCTGCAACTGCATTGACTGTGTTACGTCCACCAGCTCCGCCGCCGCCTGTTCCACCAGCCCCACCAACAGCACCGCCACCACCACTACCACCACCGCCACCACCTGCATATGTTACAGATGTTCCAGTAATTAAAGATGCTACGCCTGCACCACCTGCGGTTCCATTAGCATTAGAATTTATAATACTTGACGCACCTGCACCACCACCACCTGTGCCGCCCCACCCGCCGCCGAGAGCGCCGCCACCTGAGTTCGCTCCAAAAAATCCTTGTCCTGATGTGCCAGCACCGCCCAATTGACTAGCCCTACCAAAGGCACCGCCACCTGAGCCGCCTGAGCCGCCTGGTGTTGCGAAGGCACCGCCACCACCACCGCCAGTAGCAGTTATGCTACCAAAGACCGAATCTGTTCCATTACTGCCTGCTAGTCCAGAATTATTTGCACGGCCAGTACCACCACCACCCACAGTAACAGTAATTGGTGTTCCTGCGGGTACAAAAACTCCAGCAACAGTTAACAATCCACCAGCACCACCACCACCGCCGCCACCATCACTATTGTCTGCTGAACCGCCACCACCGCCGCCAGCAACTATTAAGTATTCAACTGAAGGAGTTGTAATAGTAGTTGAAAACAGATAATCACTGGTACCATTAAAAAAAGCACTACCACCTATGGATATTGGTGTATAAGGATATCCTAATGTAAATGGAGAATATTTTTGTATTTTTGGTATACTAGTAGTAGTTCCTGTGCTAATGGCAAATGATGATATACTGCTGTCAGCATGTCTATATGTATTACAAGTTAATAAAATAGTACTAGTTGATATATTTACTGGTACAGTAGGTGGAAAGATGCCAATGGTAGAATACACAGCAGAACTAGTTGATACTCTTAGATTACTAATAGATCCATTATAGAATTTATTAAAGTACGCTCCTACTACTATCCCGAATGTTTGTGTAGAATTTGTTAGTGTGCTAGATCCAGATACAACAATTGGTTGATAAACTCCATTTATATATATTGTAGGTGTACCTGCATTGGATATCCAAGAAACATGTGTCCAGGTACCGGTTGATAAAATATTTGTTGCGGTTAAAAAGTTACCAGTATTAGCTGGATCTTTCCAATACATCATTGGTTTATTAGAAGAATCTAAACCTACTCCCCATGCTAATCCTAACCCTGTAGGAGATGCATCACCTAAAATAATAGTGGCTGTATTAGATAATTGAGGTCCATTTGGATTTAACCACGCCTCAATGGTAAAACTCTTATTTGCTCCCCAGAACACGTTTTGTTGAAACGCTGTACCTGTGGTAACTGTTGACACAAATGATATATAATCTGTAACACCATTAAAAGAAGTACTCCATTGTGATCCATATGGACTAAATGCACCTTGTGAAATAGTGTTAGTTGCTGAAACAATAAAAGATGCAAAATTGTTACTACTATCTATAATACTATTATTTGTAGCTGTGTTAGAAATTTGTCCTGACAATAATAATATTGTATTTTTTAAATACGGATCAGTTATTCCAAGTCGTGTAATACGATCTGGATCAGGAATATTTGTAGGGTATCTAAATATAACAATGCCACTACCACCTGCGGCAGCAGAATTTGTAGCTAAATAATTGCCACCACCACCACCGCCACCAGAATTAACAGTACCCGCTGTAGCATTAATTTGTGCTGCTCCAACATATGCTCCATTGCCACCACCACCGATGCCACCTAGACCGGGATTATATCCACTACTACTCCATGCCCCACCACCACCCCCACCAGCATAGGCTGTCACGACACCTGAATGATTAAAATACCCGCCAGCGCCGCCGTAGCCTGCGGCGTTAAAGCCAGGTGACCATCCACCTGGCAGTCCATTTAAAGCTGGCCCACCTATATATGCATAGCCGCCGCCACCACATCCTAGAGCATTGCCGCCATGACCTCCACGGTTTCCTTGTCCCGGAAACCCTGCACCGCCGATCATGTATGCATTACTACCACCGGAGCCAGGAGCACCACCGCCACTTCCACCATTTTGTCCATTTCCATAAAATCCAGGAGCTGTACCACCACCACCACCACCACCACCAAATGCTCTGATTAACACCGACGATGTGGTAAATGGTGCAAAGGTTGACACAGTTATGGTGCCGGATGTTTGAGTTAATACATTAGTAAGTGTGGAAATATCTCCAATAGTAGCTGTGTTAAATGCTAGTAATACTGTTTGAGTAGTTATAGCATTGATATTTGTACCAGCAGACTGTGTTGCTGAACTAATAGTTGTAGGTGGAGTAAAACTATTTGTATATACCGATAATCCTCTTACTATACGATAATTGCTAAGGTAACCTTGTAGATATTGAGGAATAGCTATGTTTGTTTGATTATTACCATATCCTATCATTACGAGATTGTTGGTAAAATTTTGTGTAGCACTAGCTGTAAAACTACTAGCATCTTTTACACCATTTATATAAACATTGATTATGTTACTATTTCTTGTAACGGCTATATGACTCCACGCAGCATTTGCAACAATATTAACAGTGGTGAGATAAGTAGTCCCATTAGTATATACACCAACTTTATTATTGGAATCTAAATAAACAATAAATCCAGCATTTGCAACATCTGTACCTGAAAAACTTCTAGAATTAAATATAGGATGAACATAATTTCCACCACTTTGTCCATAAGATGCAGTTGGATATATCCAAGTTTCTATGGTAAAATTGTCGGTGCCAAACGCAAATACAGGATTAGTAACTGTTATATAACTATTGGCAAAATACGCAGAGTAAAAAAATGAAGGATTAGTTGCATTATAAATTACGGTATCACCGCCATTGGCTCCAAAATTATTTTCTACGAGGCCTCCTCCTTTTACTCCACCAGCACCTATTGTAACACCAAACGTTGTACCTGTTGAAAAATATCCTGATCCTAACGAACTTGTATAATATGCAGAGTGATTAGTAATAGTAGTACCATAATTACCAGCACTAATAGCTTGGGAGGTATATAAGTTTTCGCTACCTGATCTAAATCTACCTCTGACAGCACCGCCACCTGAAGCAGCACTCATAACAATTAATCTCAAAGCACTTGTTTGATATGTTCCTGTAGTGTATCCAGCGTTAGCCGCATCCCAAGGTGTAGCATTGGCCCAAGTTCCATTTTTACCCACCCACCAATATGTTAGATAACTAGTAAGTTGATCAGCAGCACTCCATGCAATTTGAAGGGTGTCACCGGGCACAAATGTTCCTAATGCAGTTCCTACACCTGTCCAGTTATTAACTGTGCCACCATTTAAGTTTACATATGGTATGTTAGCATATCCGTCCTTAACAGCACCATCTCTAATCAATCCAATAGCAACATCAGCAGGTCCAATACCAGTTATAGCTAATTCTAAATAATACCTTTGAAAAACAGTGTTATTATCACCGCCTTGTTCAGGTATAGGAATAGTTCTTGCACCACCACCCGTTTGTTGAACAGCACTCCAAGTAAAGTGAAATCCTCCAGTACCTCCAACAAAGTCCGAAAACACACTAGGAACCCAACCACCTACAGCATTAGCTATTGTTGATGTAGTTACTGCTATGTATGAACTGCTAGGATATATTCTATTGATGTTATTAACTACTCCAGTTGTGGCAACACCGCCTGCACCCCCGCCGCCTGCACCAGTACCAGCACTTACTCCAGAACTAGCACCACCCCCTCCACCAGCTACTGCTAAAATGTCCAAAGGATATATTGCAGATGTAACTGTAAATATACCAGATACTGTAAAAATATGGGCAATATAAGTTGTACCATTATAGATATATGACGTTATATTTCCGCCTTGGGCATAGGTACTAGTAGTTAGGGGTGTTGCTGTCGATGTTGAAAAATAACGTTGTCGACGAATTATACCTAAATCTAAGGTCATTTCTTATTCAGCTGGTAAAGTAGGTTCTTCAGAAGGTTGAGGAATTGGAATAGATATCCATGATACAGTTGCTTCATCCCATGTATAACTAAATCCTTCAACTATATCAGGCATAGGTACAGGAGATTCCCATACACAAGTATCTTCATTTAAAATCCAACTTGGATAAGGTTGTTGAACGTAGAAAGCATCTCTTTCTAAATCATATACATAACCAATTCCTGCATAATTTTTTCTTAGTGGTGTTCCACCTGATGTATGCTTGCCAGCAAATGTATTGTAGCTAGTTTGTATCCAAGAATTAGGATCACCAAACATACCTGTATTAATTACGTCTTGTTCGGCTACAATAACCTGTGTTACTATGCCGTTATCTACTTTTGCAAAATGTCCCATTTTTTACCTCGTGCGTGTATTATTTGATATTTATTAATCTAGATTTTAGTATGATTAATATTTTTGAAAATTACCAGCTGGTGGCAACTACTATACCGTCGCCGCCCTTGCCGCCTGCTCCACTAAAATTACCAGTGAATGCACCACCGCCGCCGCCACCGCCGCTGCCATAAGCACCGTCACCGCCTCTGCCACCACTACCACCAGCACCACCAGAACTGGCACCACCGGTTCCACCATAAAAGAACCATAGTCCACGTATCGGTTGAATACCATTAGAACCAGCACCACCAGATGCAGTTGTTGTGCCACCAGCAAGACCACCCGGTAATGTAGGAAATATACCAGCACCGGTAATATTGCCGCCGGTAAGACCAACAGAAGCTGCTGCTCCAAGACCAGCACCACCAGTTCCGGGTGTAACTATTAAACCAGTTGTACCTAATGAAAAAGCAGCAGCAGCAATAGCAGCACCACCTGCGGTACCAGTTAGCCCAGCAATGTTAAGACTAAGAACAGCCGATGAATAAAATGTTCCTAGAGCAGCTAAAGGTGATGCGGAAACTAGAGTAATAGCAGCAGCAGTACCAACCGTGCCACCTACAGCAAGAGCTGCGGCGGCACCAACCACACCGGCATTAACTTTAATTAATAAATTTTGTGCAGTTAAAGCAGTATCAGGATATATAGCAACATGACTAGCAACACCTGCTACCCCAACTAAGCCTGGGTTTGTATTAACTGCTGCACCACCAAGTCCACCATTGCCCACTGAGATGTATAATATATCTGGTATTGCCCACGCTGGAAAAGTAACAATGGCCTGCGATCCAGAAGGACCACCAGCACCACCGCCTGCTGTACTTGCCGCACCTACTGTACCACTGCCTCCGCCACATCCTCCTGATAATACAAAAAATTGTACAAAGTTAATGCCACGTGGTTTAACCCAAGTAGCCCAGTTTGCACCTGCCACAGGAGAGTTTGCATAAAATACCTGTACATCATACTTAGGATTACCGGCAAGATGACTTATATCTAACATAGATTAATACTTTCCGCCTATACCTGTTACATACCAACCTGTGGCCACCGCTCCACCAAATCCTACCATAACTCTATACCCTGGAGGTAATGCCAAGTTCATTGGATAATCAAGTTCAACTGTAGCGGCTGTTTGAGCAACAGCAGTTGCAGGTAATGATAATTCACCGTAGAACATATTATTAACAACATAGTCACCAGGATTGGCCAATTGCGATGAAATAATAGGAACTGTTTGTGTAAATGTACTAACTGTTGAAGCAAAATAAACATATTCGCCGCCGGCAACTGGGCCAGTATATAAACGATAACTAACTGCACCAGTTACCTGAGTCCAGTTCCAACTAATTGATCCAGTTCCTGCAGGTGCTAATACGTTAACCGCAGATGATTCAGCTGATATTGGTCCTAATCCACCCCATTGATCGATTGCCTGTACTTTGGCATAAAACGTACCAGTTGTTAATGTACCACCGGTTGCAGAAGGAGTTCCGGTAAGTGTTGTTGGAGCAATTAATGGTGATGAGAGATTCAATGTGCCTTCATTAATCCATATACGAGCAACAGTAGCAACGTTAGCACCGTCTGCTCTTGCTTTAAATCTTATTCTTTGTATAAATCCGCCGTTGGTAAGATCTGCTGTAAAAACTGGAACAACAAAAGTTCCTGTACCTGCAAAGTCTGCAATAGCAGAGTTAGTAGATGAGTTAACGATCAATACACCGCCCTGTATATCTCCTACTCTTGAAAAAATTGGGGATGAATTTCCAGCCATTTTTAATATTCCTTAAATTAATTATACGTATTTATTGCCAGTACCACCCGGCCGCTCCGGTTATGACTGAGAAATAAGAACTTACACCTGATGCACCAACATCACCTCGACTACCAACAAATCCGTTATTACCAGATGGTCCCATTGGGCCAGCAGAACCATTATATCCCACGGCACTAGTAGCAGGACCAATCCATGACCATTCATTAGCAGCTAGTTTTATTAATGTTCCTATGCTATATGGAAGATTTAATATAGGATAATCAGTATAACGAAGGGTAACAGCACCAGAATATGGTACAATTGTCACAGGGCCTGCTCCAATTTGAGAAATATCTACACGTTGCCCAATAGCAAACGCAACATCAACATCACGCGGAACAATGACTGTACCACCAACGGCATTGTTTATTTCTATTAAATATCCAGCATCGGCTGCTGCAATTGTGTATGTAGTACCAGTTTGTATGTTTAATGTTTGTACAGCATTAAATCCACCAATACTACCTGTGTATCCAAAACTACCTGTGTATCCAAAACTACCTGTATATCCAACACTACCAGAATATCCCAAGCCGCCTGTTGGTGCAACAAATAACCATTCATTTGAATCAGTTTTAACCAGCGAAGCTAGACTATATTGTAAATTTAATATTGGGTAATCTGTAGATATCACGGTAACGCCAGAATCACCAACTACAGTAACTCCACCGGTACCCAGTTGTTCTAAATCTAATCTACTTCCAATTGGGAAATTAACTAAACTTTCTGCCGGAACTGTTAGTACAATAGGGCTAGTACTGTTTAATTTTATTAATGCACCTGCATCAGTTAATGCTAAAGTATAGTTTGACGTTTGTGTATTAAATTGTTGTACTGCACTGCTAAAATTACCTAAACTACCTGTGTAACCAGTTCCAGTTCCAGCACTACCAGTATAACCACTTTGTAGTACAAAATTAAATATAGCAAATTGATTATTACCGGCATTAGTAACCGTGGCTGTAGTAGCACTATAAGTAACTGTTCCAAGTTGAACTTGAGCAGCAGTTCCAGTACTACCTGTATATCCAAGATCACCTGTTCTTATGTAATTTACACTTAATGGATCTAAATTATAAAGTGATCCAACTGTGGTATTATCTCCAATAACATATCCAACACTTACTGTATAATATGTGGTATTATTTGTTGCAGTTAGTACATTGAATACATTAGTAAATGTACTAATGCTCAATCCATAATTAATTGTTAATTGACCTTTAGGTGAACCAGAATTACTTGTAGGTATAAACTGTGCCAACCAATTAGAAATATTTGATCCAGTTACATCAGTGGTACTAATATATAACTCAGTTGTTGATGTAGTAACGGTATTGTTATATCGTATACTACCATTTAGTGTTGTACCTGGATTACTTGAGGTTGCATCAAAATAGAATCGTAATCCACTTTTTATACCTTCACTACCTGTATACCCTCTACTACCCCAATACCCTGTATTACCAGTATCACCTTTTATACCTTGACTACCTGTATATCCTTTATTACCTTGTACACCTGTATCGCCGACTGGACCTTCTGGACCTTGTACACCTTGGCTTCCTGTATATCCAATAATATTTCCAACATCTAACCATGTTGTACCATTCCATACCCACATATGTCCTGAATCGGTGGCAACATATGTGTCATTAAATAAACCTGTATAGCTACTTGGATAACCTGGCAATAAAGTATATGTTGAAGTAGTTCCTTTAATGATAACGCTGGTACCTGTGCTACCTTGACTACCAGTAAAACCAAATTGTCCAACATATCCACTAGCAGATATTTCTATCCATTGATAACTATCAGCGTCTTGTGTATATACAAGTTCAATACCATAGGTAGTATTAAACCAACGATCGCCTACTACTGGATCTGCTGGTGGAAATGCAGAATATGTATAAGAGCTTTCGCCTTTGTCGCCTCGACTACCAGTATATCCAATACTACCTGTATAACCAGTAGCAGTACTAGCACTACCAACATATCCAGCACTACCTGTATAACCTTGACTACCAGTATACCCTTGACTACCAGTATACCCCTGACTACCAGTATATCCAGCACTACCAGTATATCCAAAACTACCAGCATAGCCAACAAACTGTCCAACCGGAATCCATAAACTGCCATCCCAAACATTTAAATAACCATTATCTTGTGTTATATATCCGTCACCAGCAGTTCCTGCATAAGTCATTGGTGTTGGTGGTGTTTGATATCCCGGTAAAGATGTATATGTTGATGTACTACCTTTAATTACAACACTGGTACCTGCTGGGCCTTGACTACCTGAGTATCCCAAACTACCTGTATATCCAGTTTCTGTACTACGGCTACCGGTAAATCCAATATCACCTTGATTACCTTGTATACCTTGTTGACCCTGAGGTCCTTGATTACCTAGACTACCTGTATAGCCTATTTGTCCTTGTGTACCTGTTGAACCTGTATAACCTCGATTTCCTTGAGGGCCTGTATCACCTGCACTACCTGTATAACCTTGACTACCTGTATATGCTCTACTACCAGTATAACCTACACTACCCGTCCATCCTAATCCTTGTTCTGAACCATTTATAAGTATTGTTCCAAAAATAGTAATTTGGCCGCCGACATGTAGATCGCCTTGAATTCCGACTCCACCTAATACTTGTAGTGCTCCAGTTGTAGAACTTATAGATGAAGTGGTATTATAAATCTTAACACCTTCAGTACCCATACTCATTATATGTGTACCAGTAGTGGCTCCAAAATCAGGAGTTGATCCAGGCAATACAGTACCATCTGTCCAGAATTCAATAGTTTTTCCAGTATTGGCTGTAGCGATAACTAAATTTCCACCTTTATTAATAAGGTAGCCATCGTTGGAATTTGTTATTCCAAAATCTGGTGTTGCATAATTTTCGCTATTAATACCAAGATTTACATAATAATTACTATTGGTGCCTTTATTAGAAGTTAATACTAGATCTGTACTAGCAAAAGTGCTTGAGTTAAGATTTTGTATATTGACTTGTAAATAATCATTTACATTACCAGTGACCTGTAGAGGTACATTAGGTAATAAAGTCTCATTTAAATTTGCACCAATTTTTAATTTGTTTGCAACATTTAAATTACCGCCAACACCAACACTACCACCAACAGTTAATGCACCAGTATTGGTAGATGTTGTATTTGTGGTATTAGTAATTAATATCGCATTAGTAGTAGAATTTCCTCTATTAGTAATTGTTTGTAATGTACTAGTATTCCAAATTGTAATAGCACCAGTACTACTACTAATTGCTGTATCAGTACCTGCTGTTATTGTAGTAGCGACAATACGCTGATCGCCTGAATATAAATTACCACCAATATATAAATTACCACCGATACCTGCTCCACCTACTACTTGTAATGCACCTGTATTTGTTGATGACGATTGTGCAGATCCGGCTAATGTTAATGTATTTTGGAATGTAGGAGAACTTGTTCCGTAACTTACTAAAATATCACCAGTAGTACCTGTGCTAACAAATTTTGTAGAATTGGTAGCAGTTTGAAATAATAATTGTCCTGGACCACCACCGGTGATATAAATTGCGGCATCGGCAGTTCCGCTTACAGAACCTGTAAATGTACCAACAAAATTACTTGCGGTAAGAACACCTATTACATATAAATTGCCACCAACATTTAAATTACCACCAATGCCAGCACCACCTTCTACAACTAATGCACCGGTAGTAGTTGATGTGCTAGAACTAGTATTTGTAATATTAACTACTAATGCGGTTGTTCCAGTAAAGCTACCAGTAACACCTTGAACACCCTGTGTACCTTGAACACCTTGTTCTCCTAATACACCCTGTGTACCTTGTTCTCCTAATACACCCTGTGTACCTTGTTGTCCTAATACACCTTGAACTCCTTGTTCTCCTAATACACCCTGTGTACCTTGTTGTCCTAATACACCTTGAACTCCTTGTTGTCCTAATACACCTTGAACTCCTTGTTGTCCTAATACACCCTGTGTACCTTGTTGTCCTAATACACCTTGAACTCCTTGTTGTCCTAATACACCTTGAACTCCTTGTTGTCCTAATACACCCTGTGTACCTTGAACACCTTGTTCTCCTAATACACCCTGTGTACCTTGTTCTCCTAATACACCCTGTGTACCTTGAACACCCTGTGTACCTTGAACACCTTGTTCTCCTAATACACCCTGTGTACCTTGTTCTCCTAATACACCCTGTGTACCTTGTTGACCTAAAACGCCTTGTACGCCTTGCTGTCCGGTTAGACCTTGAACACCTTGTGTACCTTGAACACCTTGTTGTCCTAATACACCCTGAACACCTTGTTGTCCGGTTAGACCTTGAACACCTTGTGTACCTTGAACACCTTGTGTACCTTGAACTCCTTGTACGCCTTGCTGTCCGGTTAGACCCTGAACACCCTGTGTACCTTGAACACCTTGTGTACCAAAAGTTCCTTGAATACCTTGTGATCCTAACACTCCCTGAGCACCAGTTGCTCCAGTAGCACCTCTAGGACCCTGCCCACCTTGACTACTCTTTTCTAAGGCAACATAGTCAATCCAGGTTCTATGATTAATATTACCAAAACTAACGTGATAAATTCTAAGACTAACCTTACCACCGGAAATATATGGTGCTGAATCAATTGTGCCAAGAATAAATTCAAACCAGCCGGTAGATCCAGAATAGGTAGTAAATGTATCCCATTGACTTTGAGTATAGTTATATAAATCAATATCCTGTGTATGTCCAGATGCTTGTGTATAGTTAATATTCAATACAATACGATTGAAATCTGTAATACCATTAAAACCAACATAAACAATATGAGCAGGCTGTGTAGCCGCATCGTGAATACTATAATAGCCAGTGTTTGTTCCAGTATTATAGTCGTTGAATGTCCAAATATCACTTACACTACCAAAGTCATAAGTTCCATAAACTGTTGTAGTATTAGCAATTGTAGCCAATCCAAATACACTGCCTGGATTGTTGGTGATGTATGTAGCAGTATGTGTAATTGTTTCTAAATCAACCGCAGTTAAAATTCTTGAACCAGCAACATAGCTGGTATTCATTGCATTGATTGCACCACCAACACCTAAACCACCACGTACTACTAATGCACCTGTAGTTGTTGATATTGATTGGGTAGTTGCAGTATTGAAAATAGCAGTAACATAATTAGAGTTAGTACCGGCTACTACAATTTTAACAGTAGTTTCGGATGATAATGTACCAATTACTAAATGTCCAACTGTTGGAAACTCACTATCACCAACTAACAAATATCCATCATTGGGTCCTAAATTATCTGCAAACGTATTAGGAGCAGTTCCGTCCCATCCACTGCTGGTAATACCCATATCAATAAATGCACTAGATTCAGTAACATTATCCGCACTTGCTACAATATCTGTACTTGCCCAATTACCTGGATTAATATTTTGTACATTAATTTCCATGTAATCATTAAGATCACCGGTGAATTGGGCCATCGTTTGTGCAAATGGAGTATAACCAAGCACACCCGCATACAATGCACCACTACCTGTAACATCACCGTAGAATGTAGCACTATTAGCAGATAATACATTTAACGTTATGTTAGTACCGGTGATATAACCACTAACATTTAAATTGCCATGTAAGTATCCATCACCATTGATATTAAATCCACTATTACCACCAATACCACCTGCTACATATAATGCATTGTCAGAGAATGAAGATGTGCTGGTAAGAGTATTATTGATCCTGATAGCATGGCTGGTTGTATTACCTCTACCGGTTACACTTTCTAAAGTGCTAGTATTCCAAATTGTAATATTACCAGTGCTAGTGCTTATTGCAGTATCTGTACCAGCTGTAATAATAGTTTTAGATGCATAATCATTAACAGTAGCAGTAGTAATTACTTTCTGACCTTGAGTAAATACGTCACCGCCTACCCATAAATCTATGCCAATACTAGCACCGCCTGCAATTTTTAACGCACCGCTATCAGTTGAAGTAGTTGCATTAGTAGTATTAGATGTTTGAATTATATCATCTGTTTTAATCAGCGTAGTAGTAATTGTTGTATATTCAATAGTTAATTTTTGTGCAACTATTTCACCACCAACATATAAATTACCACCAATACCAACACCACCGTTTACTACCAACGCACCGGTAGTAGTTGATAATGATATTGTTGTATTAACAATTGTATATGTTCCACTACTTAAAGTTAAGGAAGTTCCTGCAACATCGGCATATGTGCTAGAAGATGCTTGTACTGCATTAGCTACTAAAGTACCTGTATTGAAACTTAACGCAAATCCACTTGTAGTAGCAAAGTTAGAAGTTGTAGCACTAACTGCATTGGATACTAAAGTGCTTGTGTTGAAACTTAATGCAAAACTAGAAGTAGTTGCAAAGTTAGATGTTGTAGCACTAACTGCATTGGCTACCAAAGTACCTGTATTGAAACTTAACGCAAAACCAGAAGTAGTTGCAAAGTTAGATGTTGTAGCACTAACTGCATTAGATACTAAAGTGCTTGTGTTGAAACTTAATGCAAATCCACTTGTAGTTGCAAAGTTAGATGTTGTAGCTGTATCAGCTAAGACTGCATGTGCTACTAATGTTGCTGTATTGAAACTTAACGCAAAACCACTTGTAGTAGCAAAGTTAGATGTTGTAGCACTAACTGCATTGGCTACCAAAGTACCTGTGTTGAAATTTAGAGCATAAGTAGCAGTATTGGCAAATTCTGCAAGTGTAGAGGTAGTTGCAAGTCCAGTGAATGATCCAATAAATGACCCAGCAGTTACAGATCCGCCAACATATAGATCACCACCAATCCCAACACCGCCTTCTACTATTAATGCACCTGTATCTGTTGATATTGAATTTGTTACTGTAGTTATTAACAGTGTTCCAGTAACAGTATTAACACCAACCAAAGTAGCATTAGTTATTGTATTAGACCAAATTCTTACACCATCGGTATATCCAACTAATAATTGTCCATTATTAAATGGTAATCCAAGATCTGGTTCAGCTTGACTTATATCTAAATATTCATAGCGATCAACGGAGAGATTACCACCGGTTAATTTCTTTATCTTACCGCTGAATAATCTACTTTTACTCATTGCTGGTTTCTAATATGCTTAAAACTAGATTAACACTATTATTTGCACCAGCACTAGCGGTAATACTTGCTCCAGATTCGATTACTAATTTGCCTGTTGTAACTTCACATGCGTCATTAACTGGAATTTCAAAATCTTTGAGCATAACAAAGTCGGTGGCATTTTTTACCAAAGTAAACTTTACAGTAACTGGTATTCCTCCAATGTTGGTAGCTTGTGCCCCTAATACAATAGTAGTAACATTAGCAGGTGTTTCATAGATTGTTTGAGTAACTGTAGTTAATTCAAATGCTTTTGTTTTAAACGAATTTAAAGGTAGTGTTGCGGTTGCCATATTTTATGCCCCAATTGCTAATATATACGGTGTCATTACCGCAAACAGACTTTTGGTAAATGTCCTTCCGGATATTGTTCCTATGTTGTTATTTATAACTAGGTCATTACCAATTCTGAAATCTCCTTTTTGATCTGTACCTGTAAAATATACTTTGCCCCCATTAATCGCTACAGCTTGATTTTCTGTAATAGGTTCTCCTCCTAGGTAAGGTAATGCAGCATTTATATTTGTACCAGCACCAATCCATTCAAAATTATGTGCAGAACTTTGAATTAAACTATATTGTTGGAATGTTACTGGTGTATTATCATCAACAATAGTAGACAATGTCTGTTGTAAAGTAACTGTGCTAGAATATGCATTTTCTACAATATTAGCAACTATTTCAATTAATGCTTGAGCATTATCAGAAGTTGTTTGATCACCTACGGCATTGCTAGTATCTTGTCCCACTGCTAATTGTAATGGAGTTATAGTATTTTTTAATATAACATCGTCAACTATGCTTTTAATGAATTCATAAGCAGCAATTGTGGCTAATTTTTCACTATTGGCTATTCTAAATACTGCACCATCATAATAAGAATCAGCGGCTACAGCGATTTGACTATTACCACCATACAGTACGTCATAACTAACAGCATCAATTATATATCCAACATCTCGTTTACATGTAGCTGTGCTATATACTACTCCTACATAGCTAGTATTAATAAATGCTACAGTTTCTGCCTGTATGAATGCTCTATTATTCAATAATAATTCAAATGCATGTTGGAAATTACTATTGCTGTTAGGAATTAATCCAATTGGTACATGTGGTGGAGCAACACTTGGACCATTATTAATAATATTTGTTATAGTAGATATTTTTTGATGTATCAAACGAGCTTCTGCAGTAGTTCCAACAGAAGCTGATAGGTATTGACTTACTACAGTTTGATAAGTAGCTGTTATTATTGTACTTGTAATTATTTTTTCTGATATATTTTTTATAAAATTATATGCAGCAGTAGTTTGAGGAATTTCGTTGGCAATAACAGTAGCAGTAGAATTTGTATTATAACCATAATAATAAACTCCACTCATTATACTTTGTCTATTGCCTCCATGTAGAAGGTCAAATGCTACGCTGTCAATTATGTATCCAACATCTCTATAGCATGTGGAAGTAGTATAAGTAAAATCTGGATAGTTTGTTGTTATCCAATTAATTGTATCATTTTGTATAGTGACTTTAGCATCCAGTATAGATATATAAGCAGAATTTATATCAGTATCAACGGATGCAACCCCATTAGGAACAATACGATCTGTAACACCTGTTGTACCTGTATTTAAAATATCTATAATTGTATTAAAATTATCAATTACTATATCACGTGGAGTAGTTCCACCGTGGGTATTAGCAATTGCACTAACCTGGTCCCTAACATAAGCTATAGCAGCGGTAGTAGTTGTTAATTCATTAAGAATATCTCCAACGTAACCATTCTGACTCCAATATTGTAATCCTGCAAATACACTTTGACTTGTTCCACCATAAAATAGATCAAATGCTATACTATCAACAATGAGTCCAGTATCTCTATAACAAGTGGCAGTATTATAAGTAAATCCACTTACATAGGCTACTGTTTCCTCTGCAATAAAATTCTTATTGGCTTGTAATTGAAGCACAGCATTTTGAGCATATATTGTAGATGTTGATGAAGGATTAAATGCAAACGCAGGTGTAACTCCTAATCCATTTTCCATAATATCTAATATTATATCAAATAGATTAGATATACGAGTATAGGCAGTTGTAGCAGGAGTTAATAATTCTAAAACTTTATTTTTTAAGAAAGTTACAGCATTTAATGTTTCAGTCAATTGTGTGGTAACTACTGTAGAAGATGCTGCTCTATAATAACTTGTTCCTGCCAAAATACTTTGATAATTTGTATCTAATACCATATCGTAGCATACACTATCTAAAATAGTACCTACATCTCTACTACATTTAAATTGATTAAAATCAAATCCTGGAAATATTTTTAGAATATGATTAATTGTTTGAACTTGTAATTTAGATTTATCGTTTAAAATAGTTTGTCTGGCATTTCTTAATCCTGCATCTTCTCCAGAAATAATAGGATATATTATAGTAGTATTACCTGTTTTAAATGATGTACTATCAGCAATAGTATAAAAATTACCGTCCCCAAAACTTATAGCATCGCCGATACTAGGTTTAGTACTTAAATTATCTATAACAAATGTTCTGCCATTAGTATCACCGTTGACATTACCTGTATATTTTACCGCACTTACACCGTCTGCATATAATGCATAATTACCAAAACTACTATTACTATTTGTAATAGAACAAAATCCACCCGATTCGCACAAGAAGCCTTTATCACAGCAAATGGTAAACACAGAAACTAGCTGTGTATAACCGCTGTTTAACATATGTATGCCTATACCGCCCTGGTTGTATTGTGTAAATGCGTCAACAACCATACTCTTTGTACCTAGAGCTAAATTGCCATCAACCCGCATACCTGTGCCATCCGTGGTCATACTTGTACAGTTTTGTACATATGGGCTTGTTGATATAACTCCTGCGCTGCCATCTAGTGGAAATGATATTGCTGCTGCGGGTGCTTCATGATCTTTAAATGTCATATGTGCAATATATACACCGTTATTAACATAGAATATATCGTTAGTGGAGGTAGTGGATCTAACAGTTACAGATCTTAAATTATCACCAACAATTGACACAAAATCCGGTACTGTAATAGGAGTATTTTCAATATAATCGCCGCTTTTAACAAAAATAGTAGTACCTGTACTAGCTGACGCTACTGCTGACGCGATAGTAAGTTTTGTACTAGCTAATGTACGTCCATCATTTAAGTCATTACCGCTTTTACTAACGTAGATAACATTAGAAACAGCCATGCTTAATGTAGATGTGCTTGCAGAACCAGTATAACCGCGAATACCGCCGTAGTCTAAGTCATCCCAAAAGTTTATACCGTCTCCAATTTTAAACAAATTGGTATCGGTTTCAATCCCCATTTCTGCTTCAGCGAGTTTGGGATTAACGGAATGCCATTCGAAAGCCGTTCCTCGTCTAAATTGAATTTGTACTGCCATTTTTACCTTTTATAGCTGCTCAGAGGTATTTATCAAGTTACGCCGCCGCCGTCCAAACTGGAAATTCCACCATAATTTGTGTTTGGATATCCGCCATCTAGATTATAGCTGCCACCGCCACCGCTGCCGCCGGTTCCTGGTTCGCCTTTTATACCTTGTATACCCGTAGCACCTTGTATACCAAATCCCTGAACACCTTGTCTGCCTTGTATGCCCAGGCCTTGTACGCCTTGTATACCCTGACTGCCAATTAAACCTTGTACACCTTGTATTCCGTATGTACCTTGTCTGCCTAGTGTACCCTGACTGCCGGTTAAACCTTGTACACCTTGCGTACCTGCTGAACCAGTGAATCCAGATCCGCCTTGCGTACCTGTACTACCAGTATACCCATTTAAAATAGTACCATTAATTGAAGTAAATCGTATATTATTTTGAGCGTCAACACTAATAGTAACACCAGTGGTTGTAGTACCTAATCTAATGTAACCACCTACATTTAAGTCTCCGCCAAACCCAGCACCACCAGCAATTATTAACGCTCCTGTAGAAGTTGAAATTGAAGTAGTTGTATTATTTGTTTTTATTATGTCATCAGTTTCTACTATTGTAGTTGTTACTGTGGTATATTGTATTGTTAATTTTTGTGCGACTATTTCACCACCAACATATAAATCACCACCAATACCAACACCACCACCAACAACAAGAGAACCAGTAATAGTTGATGTTGCTGATGTTGTTCCATATACTATTATATTAGTAGCTGTAATTGTTCCTGTTGATGAAATATTACCAGTTTCAATTGTATCTGCTAATACTACTAAGTTACTTCCGGTAGAAGTTATAACAGCATTAGTAAGTGTGGTTCCTATTACTAATGTGTTTATTACTAATCCACCACTTGGAGCAGTTGATAAAGTAGTTCCACCTAAATCAATAGTGTTTCCTGCTAGATAAAGTGTTCCAAATCGTTTATCAGGAGAACCTAAATCTTGTAATTTATCGGTTTCAGGAATAAATTTAAATCCTGTACTAAGTGTTACTGTGCCAGTTGTGTCAGTTTTTAGTCCTATTACAGCACTACCTGTATAACCAATACTACCAGTCCATCCGCGATCACCTTGGCTACCAGTATAACCAGTAATACCCTGAGTACCTGTTGAACCAGTGAAACCAATTTCACCTTGTGTGCCAGTTGAACCAGTGAAACCAATTTCGCCTTGTGTGCCAGTTGAACCAGTAAATCCAGTAATACCTTGCGTGCCTGTTGAACCAGTATAACCAATCTCACCCTGAGTACCAGTTGAACCAGTAAATCCAGTAATACCTTGCGTGCCTGTTGAACCAGTATAACCAACACTACCTGTATAACCAGTTTCTGTACTAGCCGAACCAGTATAGCCTATTATACCCTGAGTACCTGTACTACCTGTAAATCCAATCTCACCTTGGGTACCTGTTGAACCAGTGAAACCAATTTCGCCTTGCGTGCCAGTACTACCAGTATAACCAACACTACCTGTATAACCAGTTTCTGTACTAGCTGAACCAGTATAGCCTATTATACCCTGAGTACCTGTTGAACCAGTATAACCAATCTCACCTTGCGTACCTGTACTACCTGTATAACCAGTTATACCCTGGGTACCTGTTGAACCGGTAAAACCTATCTCTCCCTGAGTACCTGTACTACCTGTATAACCAGTTATACCTTGTGTACCTGTTGAACCAGTAAATCCAATCTCACCTTGAGTACCAGTACTACCTGTATAACCAGTTATACCCTGGGTACCAGTACTACCAGTAAAACCAATCTCGCCCTGAGTACCTGTACTACCAGTAAATCCAGTTACACCTTGAGTACCAGTTGAACCAGTGAAACCAATTATACCTTGAGTACCTGTATTACCTTGAGGGCCTTGTGGTCCCATGTTTCCTTGAAGACCTTCTGCTCCCTGTGGCCCAACAATTTGACCTACATTATTCCATGTAGATGTAATAGTATTCCAAAAATACAGATCACCATCTGCATCAACAATCCATCCGTCACCTGGGTTACCTATTGCAGGAAGACCACCAACAGTTGCTGTACTTCCTATTAAAGTGACACTAATACCTTGCTCACCTGTATAGCCACGTGGTCCTTGGGTACCAGTAGTACCTTGTAATCCCTGGTCGCCTTTATCTCCTTGACTACCAGTAAAACCAGTATAACCTTGCGTACCTGTTGAACCAGTGAAACCAATCTCACCCTGCGTGCCGGTTGAACCAGTGAAACCAATCTCACCCTGCGTGCCGGTTGAACCAGTAAATCCAGTAACACCTTGCGTACCTGTACTACCAGTGAAGCCAATCTCTCCCTGAGTACCTGTACTACCAGTGAAACCTATCTCTCCCTGAGTACCAGTACTACCAGTGAAACCTATCTCGCCCTGAGTACCAGTACTACCAGTGAAACCTATCTCGCCCTGAGTACCTGTTGAACCAGTGAAACCTATCTCGCCCTGAGTACCAGTACTACCAGTGAAACCTATCTCGCCCTGAGTACCTGTTGAACCAGTAAAACCAATCTCGCCCTGAGTACCTGTTGAACCAGTAAAACCAATCTCGCCCTGAGTACCTGTTGAACCAGTGAAACCTATCTCTCCCTGAGTACCTGTACTACCTGTATAACCAGTTACACCCTGCGTACCTGTGCTACCGGTGAAACCAATCTCTCCCTGCGTACCTGTTGAACCAGTGAAACCTATCTCGCCCTGAGTACCTGTTGAACCAGTGAAACCTATCTCGCCCTGAGTACCTGTTGAACCAGTAAAACCAATCTCGCCCTGAGTACCTGTTGAACCAGTGAAACCTATCTCTCCCTGAGTACCTGTACTACCTGTATAACCAGTTACACCCTGCGTACCTGTGCTACCGGTGAAACCAATCTCTCCCTGCGTACCTGTTGAACCAG